ATATAGACGAAGGCATATCTGAAGATTATGGTTGTTAAAAAATAAAGAAATGAATAAAAAAAAGAGCATATTTCCTAAGAAAGTACAAGTGGGAGGACAGGAGATTAGGATTATCGAAGAAAATATGTGTGAAAATGGGAATTCATTAGGGAAATCAATCCCAGCAAGTGGAATAATAAAAATATATAGCACATATGGCTCTGGATTAAAACAATCAGATAGTTCTAAAATAAACACATTCTATCATGAGCTCACGCATTGTATATTAGATACAATGGGAGAATATAAATTGAGCAGGAATGAAAAATTTGTAACTACGTTTAGTGGTTTTCTAACAGAAGCTATGAGAAGTATAAAATAAATATAACAATAAAAAGATGCCATGAAAATAAATGGAATAGAAATTAAACCTGGAATGGTTATTGAAACAAGTAATAATGAAAGCTGGGTAGTATTTCCTACTAAAAAGGGATTGGCTGTAATTAATGATCAAGCAACCCAGTGGGACAATTTCAATAGTTTTATTAATTTTTTTAAGAATGACATAGAAAAAATTTATGATTTGTCAGATGGTAATTTCTTAACTGGAGGGAATAAATTATGGGAAAAACCCAAAGAAATAGTGCTTACTATGCAAGAAATTGCAGAAAAGTTTGGTGTTCCAGTTGAGCAATTAAGAATAAAAAAAAATAACTAAAAATATTTGCATATAAAGATTTTTTGTATTATCTTTGCATAAATTATGTCGGATAAAAATAATCCGGCATATAAGCTCCTGTGGTGGAATGGTAGACACGAGGGACTTAAAATCCCTTGGCCAGTAGGCCGTGCAGGTTCGAGTCCTGTCAGGAGTACTATAATAAATTAATATAATAAGGGAGTTGGCGCAATGGTTAGCGCAGGAATCTTATACATTCAAGGTTATGAGTTCGAGTCTCATACTCCCTACTAAATTATTAAATATTGTAGGTTCAAGCCCTACCGGGACCACAAAAGAATATTGTTTTGAGAGAAAGCGGTTTTATGCTGCAGTAAATAAAACTAGCCCTAATATACAAGGGAAATATCGTCTTATAACTATTTTTTCATATAAGGATAAGTGTCTGGTTATGAAGTAGTATAATAAGTTGTTTAAATGAATTTAAACGTAAAATGGGTATATAACAATATTCTTTTTTTTATTTTGAAAAAAACACATATGTTTATGTATGATATAAATAAAGAAAAAGAAGAACAAAAAAAATGAAACAAATAATAATAGGTGATATCCATGGGCATGATACATGGAAGAGAATTATAGACCAAGAAAAAACATTTGATAGAATAGTGTTTTTAGGCGATTACCACGATTCTTTTAAAATTAGTAGTAAATCTATTGTCGATAATTTTAAATCGATTGTAGAGCTTAAAAATAGCCTTAAAGACAAAGTTATTTTATTGTGCGGTAATCATGATTATCATTATGTAGAAGGAATTGATTCTAAGTTTTCGGGTTATCGACCTGAAATAAAAGGAATGCAAAAAGATTTTCTTTTAGAATTAATTAAAAACGATATTTTGCAAGTATGTTTTAAGGACGAAGAAAACAGGCTTTATAGCCATTCTGGAATATCTAGAACATGGTTGAAAAATCTTAATAAAGACATATCTATAGAAAATATAGATAAAGAATTAAATACTTTGTTTAAAAATAATTTAGGATTATTTAATTTTGTTTATGGCAAATCATATAATTATTATGGAGATGATCCTGAAAATGGACCATTATGGATAAGACCAAATTCATTATATTATGATGCCATTGATGAATATGATCAAATAGTAGGGCACACACAACCACAATATCCATTAGTTATAAAATCTAACCAAAAAACAAATATATATTTAGCAGATACATTAAAGCTTGGATATTATATTGTATCCAATGAAATCTCTATAGGATTTAAACAAGTAAAAACATGATCATATCACTATTCATATTATTAATAATAGTTATTATGTTTTTAAAAAGAAGATTATTAATTGTATGTAAAGACATAAATCGTGTATTAATAAAAACTCAATATAGAATATTGTTTTTTTACATAACAATAAAAGAAGAATATTATTTATCTTCAAATTCAGAAGGTATAATTAAATATATTTTAGAAGAAAAAAAAGAAAACGGAAGTTTAATTAAATTTAAATATTAAAAAAGGATTCTAGATGTAGGAGAGATGGTTAATCCGCTTGCTTTGGGAGCAAGAGATCGCTGGTTCGAATCCAGTCATCTAGACAATTATTAAAAAATCAAATAAATATGTTAAAAATAATAATAAAATATCCCAACGGAGATCAAAAAATACGACAAATACCTGATGAAATATTAGGTGTTAGTGAACGCGGAGATGTTGTAAGATCTGCGTATATAGATAAAGCTGATTCATTTGATAATGTCGTAATACATAGCGAAGATAATGAATTCTATGATCCATATGTAGGAGAATCAATAAGAGATGAAGATCTTAAAAAAAATTATAATCCATATGATGGATTAATAGAAATAACATTGTTTAACAACAAATAAAATATTGACACAACAGTCGTAATCGTATGAGCAGAGTCGTTAAGTGTCTCGAGGGTCAATATATATAAAAACTAAAATAACTTTCCAAGTTGTTGAGGACATCCCGGTTCTTATATAATCTTAAAAGTTCCTGTAAACAACCAGGAGCTATATAGAAAATATGAGTTTTGGCTGTAAAACACAAAAGAAACATAAAATGATAAATATACTAGAAAAAAAGCAATTAGATATTTTATAGATAGCAACAAGAAATTGTTTGATGCTACATATGTAGATCAACGTGATAAAATCAAATGTAAAATATATAAATACAGCAGATACGGTCATACACATCTATATTTATTAAATAATTTTGTTAACGGAGCAGAACCATATTACGGTTTTAAGCCAGAAAAATATGGATTTAAATACAGCTATTATTTAGCGCGCATATCAAATTATATAGTAGCTAGTAAAGATCGCCGTAGCCCATTTGTATATTTGATAATAAACAATAAAATAAATAATGTTAAAATAAAAATTAAATGAAAACAGTTGCATTTATGACACACACGTAAATGTCATAAGAAATTAAAATATAATAGAGCGGGGTAGAGTAGTGGCCTAACTCAGCAGTCTCATAAGCTGTTATTTCGCAAGTTCGAATCTTGCCCCCGCTCCAAAATAAATAAACATAATAAATAAATAATATGAATCAAATTCTGTCTATTTTAAGAACTGACTTTTATAAACAAGGACACGCAGACCAATATGATCCTTCTATAGAAAAGCTTGTATCTTATTATACGCCACGAATGAGTCATTTAAAAGATATAAATGAAGTGCCCGTAATTGGATTACAAGCTTTTATAAAAGATGTTCTAATAGAAGATTTTAATAAAAACTTCTTCCAAAGGCCATTAAGCGAAGTAATTAAAGAATATGAATTTGTTATTGAATCTATTATGGGTAAAAACCGCGTTAGTAGTAAAAAAATAATGAATTTACATAAACTTGGTTATCTTCCTATAGAAATCAATGCTTTAGAAGAAGGTACATTATGTCCCATTAAATGTCCGATGATAGAAATAACAAATACACATCCTGATTTTGCATGGTGTGTAAATCTTATAGAATCTATTATATCGTCGGAATTATGGTATATTGGATGTACAGCTACAGTAGGTAGATTATATAGAAACATAGTAAATAAATATTATAAACTCACATCAGATAATGAACATGATGCAAAACACGCTATTTCTGAATTTGGGTTTAGAGGTCTTCCAGGCCAAGAAGCTGCTGTAAAAGCTTCTATGGGATTCCTTGCTTCTTTTGATAAAACAGCAACTATTCCTTCTATTTTAGAGATAAATAGATGGTATGGAGATGATTTGTCATCTATTGGAAGTGGAATGGCATCAACAGAACATTCTGTTATGTGTTCTTCTTATGAATTGGATGGTAAAAATGAACAAAAAATGCTCCATAGATTGCTTACAGAGATATATCCGGATGGTAATGTTTCGATTGTATGCGATTCATACGATTATTGGAATGTGATAGAGAACATCATTCCTAAGCTATATGGAGTGATTATGGGAAGAAAAGGCACATTATTTATAAGAGGTGATTCGGGAGATCCTGTTGATATAACAGTTAAAACAGTTCTTAAATTAAGCAAGATATTTGCTGGAAAAATAACTGTTAACAATAAAGGATACATGGTATTACCGAAACAAATACGTGTTATATATGAAGATTCAATAACTCCTATAAGAGCAAGGAAAATATACGAGCAACTACAAATAGCTGGATTCTCAGCTGAAAATGTAGCTCTTGGCGCTGGAAGTTTCTCTATGCTATGTTTGGAAGAAGAAGAGACTGATTGGGAAATCGGATCTGAATCTACTACTTCTAAAAAAGAAAAAACAATCTTACAACCATTTACTAGAGACACTTTTGGTGTAGCGATTAAAACAACGTATGGCGAACAAGCTATATACCATCATTGTGATCATGCTGAAAATGGATTTGAAAAACAAATTAAATCTTTTAATATTTTCAAGAATCCAAAAACAGATACAGGTAATTTTAAAAAATCACAAAAAGGATGTTGTATAGTATTTCTAGATCAAAATGGTAAAATAACATATGAAGATGGAAAAATATATTCAGAAGCGCGTAATGATAACAGGAATTTACTGTTGCCATTATTTGCCAATGGAAATCTACTAAGAGAAACATCTTTTATGGCTATAAGAAATAAATTATGGAATAATAATTTTTAATACAAATTATAAAAATGGAGAACGTAGAGACGCCCTTTATAAATAATATAGATGATAAATACTGTCGCTACGTTTCCTCGCCTCTTTAGTTTAATTGGTAGAACGACACACTTGTAATGTGTAGGAAATGGTTCGAATCCGTTAAGAGGCTCAAAAAAAATCATAAAATATTTGCAAATATCTAAAATATTTTGTATCTTTGCAAAATCAAACATAAAGAAAAAACAACATATTTAAAAACAGAATCAAATTCAGATAAAAAAGCATATAGTGAATTTAAATATGAAAATGTAGAAGAAATTTCAGAATTATAAAATGCTAAGCCCACATAGTTCAACGGATAGAACAGAGATCTTTAAGCAAGTCAAGTAATTATGAATAATAATGAAAGCACTAAAAAGGGAGCCTTGTTTTGGAATATTAAGCAGATTGTAAGCAAAGGAGATTATTTATATGCTTTAGTGCCAGAACATCCAAATTGCACAAAAAATGGATATGTTTTATTGCATAGAGTAATTATGGAAAATCACATTGGAAGACTTCTTAATACCAATGAGATTGTTCATCATATTGATGAAAATAAGAAAAACAATCTTATAGAAAATTTACAAGTAATGACAAAAAAAGAACATAATAAATACCATGGATCAAAACAGGGTAGACTTATGGTAAAACTAAAATGTCCTATTTGTAAAAAAGAGTTTGAAATTGAAAAAAGAAAAAGTTTTTTCATTAAACCAGTAAAATATCCATGCACATGTTGTTGTAATAGATGTAGAGGAATATTATATAGGTTTATTCAAATGAATGGATTAACAAAACAAGTGAAGGATGCTATATCGGAGAACTTCCTAGGTGAATATAGAGTTTATTCACAGGATAACTCCGAGGAAACTATCTTACAATAGGATCCGTAGAGACTATACGCATCACGTCTGAAACGACGAAGAAATAGTCCAGACCACAACAACTATTTATAGTTGGCTATAGTAATATAGTGTGGTAAGCTAAATCTTAGATGAAGGTTCGATTCCTTCTGTGGGTACACCGGTTTCTTGATAACGATAGGAGAGAAACAGGCAATGGTTTGTCGTTAAAAACTCGATTGTCAGGTGAAAGTAATAAAACTAGGATAGGTAATAATCCGGCAGACTGAAACGTTCTTTCTAGTGCATAACCTTGTATAATAAATAAAATAATGCACATTTATTCTCTTGTCATCTAAAAGTTAGGATACATGATTGATGTTCATGAAATACAAGTTCGAATCTTGTCAAGAGAACGATGTGGCCTAGACTACATATGGCCCTATAAATAATGGTAGTGGCACTATACATTTGAGGGAGAAATATTATGATATAATTATATCATAACATCGTTGGTTCGAATCCAACTATAGTGGCTAAAACAGAAGAATTATGTTAACGAAAGAAATATTTTTTAAAAAACTAAAAAGGTTAAATGCTTTAGAGGAATATCAAAAAGTATTTGATAATTATTGGGTTACAGAATCAGAAAATCGTTTAACTGAACTTTTAAAAACATCTAAATTATATAGAGATGTAATATATAGATCTTTTTTTTTAGATAAAAAATGGTTATATATTGCATACAAAATAGATTCAATAAAGACAAACAATATTTATAAAATCAAAATAAAAATCCGATAATATCCTTTATGTATTTCTAGTGAATAATAGTAGCTAGTGGTTAAAATACTTTGACTTGACAGTGGAAAGAACTGTAATTAAAATTACATACATTATCAGAATCCTTGTATGTAGGGTGTTTATTATGAAAAACATTAATTTTACTGAAAAATTTAATGTTAATGAAGTCAATGGTCTTTATCTTAAAGTTTTTAAGCCAGGGACAATTCTTGGTTACAAAAAAGATCCTGTAAAATGTAAGAGTATTCTAATTAATGAATACAAGGATAAAAAAACAGGGAAAAAAAAGATAAAGAAAATAGAAGTTGAATACCAAATCAAAGAGAGAAATGTTTCAAATTGTTTCTCTCAAACATTCATTCGACCGGAAAACGTTGAATGGTGGTCTTCAACAAAAAACTCACCATTTGTAACAGAGCAAATGTTAGCTGATAGAGGTAAATATAAAGACCTCATCAATTCATTGAATTACAAATGGAACAAGCTTTCTAAAATAGAAAAGCTCTGCTATTATCTTTCATTATTTGATGAAGGATTAGGAATTGAAGTCACTCCTTATTATGAAGACGAATATCTACGTAAAAGGAATAAGTAAAACAACTTTTTGAAACTAGCTTTTGAAAAAAGACAAACTATTTAGTTTCATTAAAACTTTCAGATAGTTATTATTATGGGAAAATTAACAGAAAAAGAACTTTTTGCTAGACTAAAACATTTTAATATTTCTAAAATCGAATTACTTAAAGCAATAAGATGTTCATATTCTCATCCAGAAGATGTATTAGCAAATGAATTATCACGTTGCTCAAGCTATGGAGAAGTAATTGGCCAATCTCTAGTATGGATGGACACGCCTCAAGGACATGATTTCTGGAAAGAAATATGTAATACCATAGATGAGATTAAAATCTCGTTTAAAAGTCAAATAAATAAAATTAAAATCAAATGAATGAACTTTATCAAATATGGAATGATTTAAGATGTTCATGTGAAACATTTTTATCATTCAAAGATTGGATGTATCAGCATCAAGATCAAAGCAATATAGTACAATCATGCGAGGCTGATGAAAATGAACAAGAGTTTACAGAAGATGATTTCATCGTAGATGAATTAGAGTTAATATATTGATAGAAACTAAACACTTATCAGCATCTGTTATACGCGGTAGTACATTTTTAAATGGAACACATAATATAACCATCAGTATAGTGGTTAGTTTTATCAATTGAGCGATAGTAGTTTAAGAGAAAAAACAAACAATATGTTTATACTAATCACATTAGTCTATCGCTCCAAAAAAACAATAATAAAATGTGGAAAAAATATAATATTGAAATTGACAAAGATGAAATTCTATCAGATTATGATGAAAATGTTGATTATTCAGAATTAGCATTTGATAAATATGAAGATGAATTGAATCTAAATTATGACGATATTTTTGAAGAAAATAACAACGTAGAAAGTAAATGAAAAATCTAGAGAAAGGAGATGTAGTAATTACATCAAGAGGTAAGGTTGGTATTATTACAATACCTAAAATGTTTTATGTACTTGATTCTGAAAGTAAGATTGTTATGGCCGAGGATTTTAATGGCAAAAATTATTTCGACGAAAAACTAAAAGAAAAAGGTTATTCAATCAAAATAACAGAGCCATTAGTATCAATTAATGGGATTGAATTTGAAATTAGCGAAAACAAGCTTACTAAAATAACGAAATGTATAGTCGTTGAAGATAAGCATTATAAGAAATTTATATTTAAAATTAGAAAATGATATTGATGTTATCATTAATAATATTATTTATTTCTGCTTATATACTTTATTCATATTTTCAAAATATATGGATTATAGTAAGCGAAACAATCATAGTTGGAAAAGAAACATTATTAATGTTGACGAATAAAGAATTGTTGATAATATTGTTGTTGTTTCTATTTTCTCCAATAACTATGTATTTTACAAAAAAATATTTAGATAAAATATATTATGGTTAATTATTTAAAAGAAGAATATATATGTCGTTTAAAGTAAGACACTTAATTTATTAAGAAGATGCAGTTTCGAGTACTGCCATATATAATTCTTCTAAATTTTAAAATCTATGGAAATATTCAAAATAAAATCTGAATATGAATTAAAAAGATTTGTTAATTCAATATCATATCGCTGTATACAAAGATTAGATCTGTTTGGTAAAATAATTCATGGATACACCGTATGTAATACAATACATTTTAGATATATGGATAAAACTTTATGTATTGCCGAATGTTTTGCAAATAGAATTTATCCGAAAATACACAAAATAAAAATATTATAAAATATTTGCTCCTGTGGCGAAATTGGTAGCACGCGAAGGTCTTAAAAACCTTTGGACAGTAATGTCCGTGTGGGTTCGAATCCCATCAGGAGTACAACAGCCCATATGGCGGAACTGGCATACGCGTTAGATTTAGGATCTAAATTTTTTGAGTTCGAATCTCAATATGGGCACGAATAAAAATTAAATAAAATTATGAAAATACCATTTAAAATTGGAGATTTAATTCGTCCATTACATTTAGTAACTTATAGCTCTAGATTGTCTGGGAGAAATCCACTAAGAATAGATTATAAAAATAAGATATTTAAAATATTAGAAATATCTGGTCCACACAAATTAACTTATACAAATTCATATTATTCTATTGCAGCTGTTTGTTTAGAAAATGGTTTAGTATATGGATTTTCATATTCAGACGAAAATGACTATAAAATCATAAAAAGAAATATTAATTATAAAATAAAAATAAAAACAAAATAATATGTCTAGAGTATTTTTTATTTCAGATTTACATTTTGGACATAATAGTTTAATTAAAAAGCTAAGGAATATGTCTCCTGCAGAATCAGATAGACTAATAATAAATAATTGGAATAAGGTTGTGCATAAAAAAGATATGGTTTATGTACTAGGAGATATCACCATGGAAAATCCATCTACTATAGAAGATTATTTAAGTCAATTACATGGAACTATACGTGTTATAGGAGGAAACCATGACACAAGGCCGTGTTGTAGAGAAATAATGGATTTAGGGATAACTATGATGGGTTGTATGGAATATAAAGGATTTATATGCACACATATTCCTGTTCATCCATTAGAATTAAGATTTTATAGAGGCAATATTCATGGTCATGTTCATAAAAATGGACGCCATGAAGATGAAGAAGCATATAATATTAAAAATGGATATTTTAATGTTTGTTGTGAATTTATAAATTATACACCAATATTATTTGATGATATTGTTAAGCAGTTTCAAAACATAAAATAAAAAGTATAGATAACAAATAATCTACACTTGGCCATGTAGCTTAAAGGCTAGAGCAATTGACTGTTAATCAAGAGGTTGGGATATCGTAATTCCCCATGGCCGCAACATTAAGTCTTATAGTGTAATGGTAACACGTCAGATTTTGGTTCTGAAATTTTAGGTTCGAATCCTAATAAGACTACTAAAAATCTAATATTATGAACAAATTTAAAAAAGGAGATTATATTATATTAAAACATCCTGATTTAGCATATAGTGAAACAGATGAAGAATTAGACGTATGTATTGATTATAGAAGATTATATAATAAATACAAAAATAGAAGACATAAAATAATTTCTGTAGACGAAAATTCTTGTCAAATTTACATAGATAATATTCCACACACCTTTTATTTTAATGAAATTACATTAGCAAAACCAAATATTATTAACAAAATAAAAGTATCATGAACGAACTATCAGAATATGAAGACAAATGGTATTGGGAAGATCCATATTGGGAAGATAAATCAATAGAATATTAAAACCATGAAGTTAACTAATAGTGAATATATTGCTTTTCGTAAGCAAGTTAAAGAAACATTACAAGAATTTCCTATGTTAAGAAAGGGACAAGTAATGTTTAATGTTTTATATGAAATAAGACAAGATATCGCAGAAAATGTAAGATCTACTGATTTAGATCCATTTTATGACGATAATAAAATTCCACAATTTATAAAATATATTAGTGAATGAATGAAGAGGAAGAAAAATCTAAGATTCTTTATGACGGAGACATAAAGGGAAGAATTAAAATCAAAGTAAATGATTTTACTTTTCTTTTTTGTCGGCCTGATAGAGAAGAAAAAGCTAAAAAGAAGTATGCAAAATACTTCAAAAAGAAATTTATTAAGTATTAATTAACATGCCAGCAAAAGTAACAGCAGAAGACAGAAAAAAGCATGCTACACTATCAGGTGGTAGATTTCCAATTAAAAATGCATCTCAAGCAAGATCAGCATTAAAATTGAGAGGCCATACTAAAAACGCAGCTGAAAGACGTAAAGTCATTAATAGAGCGGCTAAATTTTTACCTGGAGCAGCGGCTAAGGCTAGAAAAGCTGATTCTGGAAAGAAAAAGAAATAATGAAAGAAATAGATGAATGAACTAGAATTACAATCTAGAATTAATGAAATATACACATTAATAGATGGATTAGAAAAGAATTCATTTGAGGTTTCTAATAAGCCATTTGGAGATAAACCGGTAAATATTAATTTCTTATTTTCATTTATTGGAATAGATAAAGATAAGGTTATTAATGGTTTATTTGACGAGGCTGAAAAATTAAAAAGTTTATTAAATGCCAAAAACAAACGACATTGTACAGGATGTGTACTCTCTAATAGATGAAGACAAATTCGAAGAGGCTGAAGAGCAACTAGAATACATGACTACTAGTGAGTTAACATCTTTGTTTAATTATTTAACAACTGTATGCCCTAATAATAGGCTTATGAAGGTTGTTGAAGAAGAGATTAGTGCAAGAACAATCTCTATGATGCCTGATGAATATAATCCAGGTGACGAATATCAATTTTTTGAATAAATGAAAAAATATGTAAAGATTATTTTAGTGATTTTATTCTGTATGTTTTCTTTAAATGTATCTAATACAAATATTGAAAATATGGGAGGTAATTATACTACAGAATTTAATTACGAAGAATATATTGATACATATATAGATTCATTAGACTTAAAATACGATCATCAAAGAGAGTTTTTTAAGAAATTCCTTCCTATTATTTATCAGGAAAGCTACAAACCTAGTATAGCTACTGCTCAATCAATTTTAGAATCAAATTGGGGAAGATGTTCATTGTCTAAACACAATAATTTATTTGGTGTAAAAGGTAATGATGTTTATTATTCAACACAAGAATGTGTCGATGGAACTTTCTATAAAACAAAATTAGGATTTAGAGAATTTGATTCTATACATCAACAAATTAAATACCATAATGAAAAATGGGCAAAAGAAATGCAAAACATGACTATAGATGAATGCATTGATTATTTATATAAAAAGAATTATGCAACAGACCCTAATTATGGTAAAAAAATAAAACGTATTATAAAACAATATAAACTAGAAGAGTTAAATGAAAATATTACTACTAGGAAATAGTGGCTCTGGGAAAGATTTCGCTGCAAAACTTTTTGAATTAAGTGCAAGAATATATAGTATAAGAAATAATTCTGGATACAGTAGATGTTCTGCTAAAGAATATATCAAATATGTTATTGAAACATTAGAAAATCAAGAAGATGTTGGTGTATTTACAAAAGAAAGATTTGCACAACCAGTAAAAGATTTTATACATCAAACATTTAAAATACCGTATAGAATATTAAATTCTTCCGCTAAAGATAGTTATAAGATTACGATAAAAGGAGAAGAAACTACTTTACGTAAACTAATAATTAAAATTAGTGAAGAGTTTAAAAATATTTTTGGTGAAGACATTTGGGTAGACACCCTTCTAAAATACACTGATAAAAACAAAGATTGGCGTATTATTGTAGATGGTAGATTTCCAAATGAATTTGCTAGAGCCAAAAAACAAGGTTTTATAACTATTAAAATAGAAAGTCGAAAAGAAAATAAAACTGATTTTGGCTTAAATAAAATAAGCGAAATACCAGAGTATAAGATTGATTATATTCTGGATAATAATGAATCTCAATTATCTCTATTTAAGAAAATATATAGAATCTATGAGTCAGAAATTAAAAAAAAGAATGATAACGCTTAAAACGTTGTCATTACCTAATCAATTTTTTGTTTTAGTCAAAGATTATATTTCTAGTCAGGAAATAATTTTTGATCATAATAAGAGGAAAGAATTTGAATGTTTTCTTAAAGAGATAAAGTACGTTGCTGGATTTGAAATAAGACAAGATTTAAATCTAATAGCAATGTGGCTGGCTGGAGGAATCCCTCAGTCAATGTATCAATATAAAATAAATCTAGAGAATGGTGGTAAAACCACATATCCTAGAAAATATGATTTCTTTGCAATAGATATAAAATATCTGCATAGATTTCATAAGAGAAATTTAGCATTAAGATATGCTGGAGCAAACATAAATGTTCCTCAATTATACCAACAAATTCCAAAATCTTTTGATGATAAGTTCATTCAAGATTCTCTTCATTCATGCATGATAGATGTAAATATCATTCATAATATTTTGGAATATAGTATTGGAATGATTAAGGCTAGAAGGGATATGTCTAAAGATTTTAAGATGTATCTACTAGACAATTCAGCAAGTAGAATTGCAGATAAAGTTTTAAAAGCAGAATATATATACAAGTCAGCATCTAGTATAGATACTAAATTGTTTCATCCAATATCTAAATCAGAAGATAATGATTTAAAAAAGTCGATTAAGATAAAGGACTTAATAGACCCTCGTATTTATTTTGATAAATATGATTTAAATAACTTTTTTGAAGATATTAAGGAGAATACGTTAGCTGACAAATATGAATATTCTATAAAAATAGGAGATACAGCATATAGATTTAAATCAGGTGGATTGCATTCTATAGATACGCCACAAATATTTGAATCTGACGCTGAAAATGTCTATATAAATATAGACGCTTCTTCTTTTTATGCAACATTACTGACTGAGTTAAAAATTACTCCAGCTAATCTAAATAGCGAGATTTTTCAAAATGCAATAAAAAAACTTTTAGATTCTAGAATTAAAAACATCAACGATGAAGAGAAGTCTAAATTATATAAAGATGTTTTAACTTCTATAATTGGAAAATTCATTTCTACTAACTCTTGGTTGTATGACCCTAAATCATATTATAAAATAACGATCAATGGGCAACTAATTATGTTGATGCTAATATCGTTATTAGAAGAAAATGGTTTAAAAGTAGTATATTGTAACACTGATGAATTAGTGGTTAAAACGCCGCGTAACAGAGTTTCTTTCTTTATTGATCTAATAGATGCATTTCGTAAAAATAACACGAATATAAGGTTTAAAACAGAATTCTGTGTTAAATTCATAGTTAAGGAATCAACGAATACATTAAGACTTTTTTATGGAGGTAAAGTAAAAAGAACAGGAATTTTTGATTACTCTTTATGGGTTACGAAAAAACTAAATGCACCTATTGTCTCTAAGGCATTAGAACAAATACTGCTTTATGGAGTTAATATAGATGAGTTTTTTGAAAACAACAAAAAAGTATATGATTATTGTTATAGCGTTAATATAAACAAGGGACAAGTATTAAAAGTATCTGGTATATATGATGGCAAAATATTAGTGAATACATTAAAAAATGATTTTGTAAGATATTACATAACTAATAAAGAGGGTTATTCGCTAATATTAGATGATGCAGGAAAAGAAACTGTCATATCTAAAAATAAGATAAAGATAGCAAATAATATTTATTCCTCATATGTTAACGATATTGACATTAATTATTATAAAAAAGAAGTGAACAAGATTCTAGAGTTATTTAAAGTTAAACAATTAGAATTATTTTAATGGAAATAGTACCATAATGGAGCTTACAGAACGAGAGATTGATTTTCTTGAGTTCTTAAAAAAAGGAAATAAAATTCGTCTTATAGAGATGAATAATAATGGGATCGTCAGAATATTATCTGATTCTATCGAAGTGGTTGGATTTGATCATCAAAAATTCAAAAGCAATGATAAATTAGATAAATGTTTTGACGATTTCTATTTTACATATCCTCGAATGGTAGAGGGTAGAGTTTTAAGAACTTCAGCAAAAAACACTTCATTCTATAAAAAGATGAAGATTAAATTCAAACAAAAAATACCAGCTGAAGATTATGATAAGGTTGTAATAGGACTTAAAAAAGAATTAGAAATCAAAGAAAAAGAAAACAACCTAAGATTCCTGCAAGGAATGGAAACATATATTAACCAATGTACATATGAAAAATACCTAAATTTAGAAGAGTCTGAAACGACTAGTAATTCCTCTTCAGCTGGTTTTTATATAGAAACTACAGAAACAGGAATTGAGTTATAAATTTTATAGAAGTGCTTTAAATAAGGTTTTTGATGGTCTAGTAGGCAAGAACAAAGGCGTTCCAACCTCATCAAGAATGCTTAATAAATGGATTACTAACATACAAAAAGAAAGAATTTATATAATATCTGGATCGTCTGGTTCTGGCAAAACATCTTTTGCCAATGAATTATATGTGTTTTCGATGTTTGATGAATATATTAAACATGATAAAATTAAACCAGAAATTATATATTTTTCTTTTGAGATGACTAAAGAAAACTTAATAGGAAAATTGATTTGTAGATGGTTATATAGCAATTACAATATTGTAATATCACCAAATCAATTATTTTCTTATGGAGATAATAAATGTCCTCAAAAAATCATCGACATTGTAAAACAAGAAGACTGTCAAAAGTATATCTCTAAATTTGAAGAGGTAACGAAAGTCTATGATATTTCAATGGGAGTAGATGAAATAGTTAGTGTATTAGATGAGATAGGAAAAAAGAACGGAGAAAGTAAGGAGAAAGATAATGGATTTAAAACTTATGTAGAATATGAAGAAAATAAACATGTTCTTGTAGTTATAGATCACGCAGCTTTAGTTAAGTTGTCACCTGGTAAAAGTAAAAAATCTACTATAGATGATTTAACACCCCACTTAATAAGAGTTAGAAAACAATATAAATTTTCTATTGTAGTACTCCAGCAACTTAACAGAAACATTTCATCTACCGACAGGTTAAAACTCGATCAAATGCTTCCAAATGACGCTGACTTAAAAGAAACGTCAGACTTATATGATGCATGTGATGTATGCTTAGGAATATTTAATCCATTTAAATACAGGATTCCTAGAACTTTTGGATATGATATTTGCACAGATGATTTATCAAAAAGAAAGTTCTATTTAGAAGATAGATTCAGAATAATGAATATTATGAAGAATCGTCATGGCGATAATAATAAAATTATGCCAGTTGGGTTTATAGGAGAAAATGGTATGATACTAGACTTACCAGCTCCAGATAAACTAGATATATTTGCGTTTAATGATATGATAGAAAAGAAGCTAGTATAGCGAATGAGTGAAGATTATATGAGTCTTTTTAGTTCTCCACCAATGGAGAGCTTAATGGAAATGGTTTATTTATATGGAGCACCAAAAATTGGTAAATCCACATATTTTTCTCAAATGCCTAATGCCTTAATTATAGGCACAGAAAGAGGATACAAATTCTTAAATCCAAAGAATTATATAGAATGTGTAGGATATAAAGCTCCACGAGGTGCTGATGGTAAATTTCTAAAAGATGATGAAAGCGTTGCGCGAAGAAACGCTAAAGAATTTTATATGGATGAAATTTTTGCCAACCTCGACTACGTTAAGAAAAAAACTGGTAAAAAACCATTTAAATATATTGTTGTAGATACAATATCTACGTTTGTAAATAATATATTGGCTAAAGAAATTCTTAATGATTACAATGAAGGATTAGAAAAAGGCAAGCAACAACAAAAGGCTGCTAATATCCCATTTGGAAAATATCATGAAATAGCCGGAGAATATATTATTGAAATGAAAGATACACTAAGTAAATATTGTGATACAATTATCTTAGTGGGTCATGTTAAAATTAAACAAGCTCTTCTCGAAAACTCAGGAGAAAGCGTTGTATCGTCTGAAATAGACTTAGGTACTAGAGTAAAATCTATTGTTACCACTGAGTCAGATGCTAATGGTAGATTCTTTAAGGATCTAGATGGGAATCTTTGTATATCTACTATATACGAGGGAGCAGATGCTTTAGGATGTAGAAATCCTAAAGTGGCAGGACGCATCTTTAAAGTATGTATTCCTAGTAAAACAAACGAAGAAGGAGTACCAGTTGAATTTAATACTAATTACGAATTTTTTGAATAATATAAAATAATGAAGATTAATAAACCAGCAACGACGAGCGAAAATAATGAAGGTGGATTTGATACATACACTGGTTTAACAAGAGCAAAAATAGTAGCAGTAAATCCAAATCTTAAAGAATTAGAAAAAATTGGAGTAAAACTTCAAGAAGAACCTGAATATAGAAAGGTTATTAATAGTGAAAATAAATATATTGTTACATTTTGGCTTCAAAGTTTAGATAATGACAAACTATTTAAACTAGAATTTCCTATTGATAAAAGTATTGTTAAAAATAGAGACAATACAAAAACTAAAATGATAGACAAATTTGGACGCACATGTTGGACGACTAATGTTCAAACAATGTCTGATGTTAACCGAGATTATTTCGATGTTGAATCAGGGCGTCCTTGTCGTACAATGGAAGAAGAGATTAATAATTTCATTAGAAATTATAATGGTCTAAAAACTAAAGAAGAAGGTCTTGTTAATTTGGAAAATATATTCCAAAATCCAAAACTTGTAGTTAAAGATTTGCAAGATAGTGAAACAGGATTGTATTCTTGGGATATCAATAATATATGGTTGTTTGCTACTGCTTCTATAGTTGTAAAAGATGGTAAAAGAAGATTTTATCAAAGAGTCTTGATGAAATTTTATAATGGATCAATTCCTTATAAGAATGTTTTAGGATGGTTTACTAACTTTATAGAAAAACAAGGAACATATATTAAAGATTATTATGAGATTGGTCAAATAAAAGCTATTGACAAGAGTCAGTTTGGACCAGTGGAAGGAGCGATAACGCCATCTGAACCAAGAGTTGAAACTAATATGAATATTAGTTCAACCAGCGAAGATGACAACGACCTCCCTTTTTAATATTTTAAAGTTTTTAGCGTAAATTTAATAATAGGCCTCTATCTTTAATTAGATAGGGGCTTATTTATTTTTTATTATGAAGGTAGATTTTAAAATATCTAAGAAAGATATTCTTGATAAAATAAGACCAGAAGAAATATTTTCTGCTTTTATTGATAATCCTAGGCCTAGTAGGGTATATAAAGTTCCATGGAGGACTGATGAGAAAGAATCTCTAACGTTTTTTTATTCACCTAGTAATGAATTAATGTTTTATGATCAAGCTTATAAGGAAGGTGGAGATTGCATTACGTTTTATTCTAAAATATTTAACGTTAATAGAAAACAAGCGTTAATAGAAATTTATAATAATTTTAAACTTAGAGATATAAAGAAAATAGATTATAGTAAAATAGTAAAAGAATATAAGCCCAAAAGCATTGAAAGTAAATTATCATGGAAATATTCTTCTACTGATTCTAAGAAATACGAAGATGCTATAAACTATTTTAAATCATTTGGAATATCAAAGGAAACATTAGATTTTTTTGGTGTTAAACCAATTGATTTTTATTGCATAGACGATGTAATGATTCGTCCAGAAAACTTTTCAGTTGTTTATGAATATGAAGATAATAAATGTAAAATATACACACCATTATCTTCTAATAAAAAATACAAGTTTCTAGATGGGATTAAAGGAGAATATTATCAAGGATATAATAAACTACCTGAAAATGGGAATATAGTTTTTATCACATCATCTTATAAAGATGTTATGGTTTTATATGAACTAGGATTCCCTGCCATCGCACCGAAGTCCGAAGTCGTAAAAATAAATGATCAAATAATAAACGAATTAAAAACAAGATTCGAAAATGTTATTCTATTTTACGACAATGATGATGCTGGATTAAAAGCAGCTGAAAAATTAAAAAACAAATATAATATTAACTATATAGTTACTGTTAAAGAAAAAGATCCATCTGATTTTTCAAGAAAATATTCTAAAGAAAAATTATATGAATATATAATATCTAAATTAAGTAGCTATAATATTTAAAATAATGAAAGATTTAATCAGAATAAGACAACAAATTATATCACCAATTATTTTATTAAATGGAAATTCTTTAGAAGAATTATTTGATAATGGAACATGTATTATAAATACATTATATGGAAGGTATATTTCTCCAAGGACTAATTCTACTAAGATGGATAGACTGAAAATGTTTATAAAAATACCAGAACAGTGTTTAAATATAGATATTGGAGAACACAAAAATAAATTATTTTATTCCTCACCAATTTATCGTCATGATATTATAAGATTTTTAGAAAACGATCCAGAACTTCGTATAAGATATGATGAGGCTCGAGCAAAATATATGACATTAGGATCATTAAAACACAAAAAACAGATAAACCTTATATATAACATAGCTGCTTTCAGAATAATTATAAAGAATCTTTCATTAAGCAATATCTATGCTATAAATAATATAGCTAAATATGGGCGGTATAGAAATTTATATATAACAAAAAATAACTTTGACAATAAAGAGTCATATAAAAACACTTTTAATTATAGCGAAGTATATGAAGTTAGTATAAAAGATGTTAATATAAAGAAAATGGCTAATTTAATAAACAAATTAAATAGACTAAATTATTTTAAAAATGAATAATATTGCATATGTTTTGGTTTATGGATCTCTTAGAGAAAGAATGGGAAATCATAGACTAATTGAAAGAGTTGGTAAAAATCTAATAAAAAATGACATTATAATTCCCGGATATAACATGAAAGATATGGGTGCATTTCCAGGTATTGTAAAAGGCGATAATAAAATCGTTTGTGAACTTTATAAAACAACGGAAGAATGTATTGAAGGCCCATTCGATATGTTGGAAGGATATAATAAAGAAAACCCAAAGAGATCATTTTATCTCCGCAAGTTAATCGACCTTCCTGATAAAGTAGAAGATGGAGAAGTTACCGTCACAAAAGCTTATATATATGAGCTTAATCAAGAAGACGCAGATGAAGGCAATAGATATTCTTCATTAAATGATGTGCCAAAAGACGAAGACAATATTCAAGATTGGACCGAATACAAATTAAGCAAATGAAATTAAGAATAAAACTTAGATCTAAAAATGAAACAGCTGATCTATTACGTAGCGCAATATCAACTTTAAGAACTAAAATTCCAGTTGTTCTTAGACTGTATTCAAACACACCAATAGAGGCCATTTTAAGCCCTTCTCAGCTATCAAAACCATTTATTGAATGGAATACATTAGAATCTATTAAAAATAGCGCTAATAAACTTAAAACAAAAAAATTAATGGTGGATAACGATATTCCAACAGCTGAATATTGGGAAGCCGCTGATTTCATTGAAAATAAAGAACAAATCTTTGAAGAGCATAAAAATATTATCGCTAAAAAGATTAATGGATCTAAAGGTATTGGAATGAAATTATTTCATTCTATTGAAGAATATAATGAATGGGTTTCAAATGAAGGACCTAATTTAAAAGAATATTTCTTTGAGAGATATTACAATTATAATAGAGAATATCGTATTCACTTGTTTAATGGTGAAATGATTTATACCAATAGAAAAATGCTTAAGGAAGATGCTGAAGAAAGATGGTATCGGAATGATAGTAATTCTGTTTGGTATATAGAAACAAATCCTCTATTTGACAAACCTGTTAACTTCGATAAAATAGTTGAAAATTGTAAAAAACTTCAAGAGTTAACAGGGTTAAACTTTTCTTCTTTTGATATTAGAATTCAATCTAGTAAACATAAAGATCCTAAGTATATTATTCTTGAAACAAATAGCGGTTCTTCAATGGGTGAAGGCACTGCTCTGGCATATAAAAATGCCATTGAAAAATATTTAATCGATAACAATCTTTTATCATAATGCCAAAAAGAATTATAACCAATTGTATGGTAGGAGCTGACCCTGAATTTTTTTGTCAGCATGAAAAATATGGTATTGTCTCTGTTGTAGATAAGATAGGTGGTAAAAAAGATGCGCCATTGAAACTAGGAGATAAACCTGGATTTTATGTACAAGAAGATAATATTGCATGTGAATTTAATATTCCACCAACTCCATTGATTTCTGAAGATGATGATGAGTTTCCGAATGAGATATTTGTGCAAAATATTAGACATGCAATAGAACAAATATATGAAAATCATCTAAAGAAATATGATTTAAAACCTGTTTTTCAATCTAGTGCTATTATAGCCGAAAATCAACTGCATACAGAGCAAGCTCAAACTTTTGGGTGTGATCCTGATTACAATGCATGGACTAAAAAACAAAATCCAAAACCTAAATCTAAAAATATAAATCTAAGAACAACAGCTTTGCATTTTCATTTATCTTATGATAATCCAGATGAAGAAACAAATTGTGAATTAGCTAAGATATTTGACAATACAGCTGGATTGTTTTCTGTTCTTCTAGATAATGATAATCAAAGGAGAATATTGTATGGAAAAGCAGGATCTATACGACACAAAAAATATGGTGTTGAATTTAGAATTTTAGGCGGAAATTTTCTATCTGCAAATCATATAAATCAAGCTTTTGTACTTCTTAATATGACTGTTATTCTTTTTAATAAAGGATACAGATGTAATTATAGATTAGTACAAGAAGCTATCGATAGTAATAATTATGAATTAGCAAGAGAATTGTTAATATTGCTTTTAGGAGAAAATAAATTTAATGAATTTATGTCTCTGTTTGAAGAAATTAGTTTTAACGAAGAAGATTATATAACCGAAACAAATAACAAATAATGATAAATTACTATCTATTAGACGGAAACTTTATAAATACACTAAGTTCTTTTTGTTCTGATAGTGTGTTTAGATATTTGTCGGAAAGACCAAATTTAACTAAATCAAATATATTGTGTGTTAAATCTAAAGACGCAATACCTAGTGATTTTCTAAAAAAAGAAAATTTGGAAATCATTTTGGATCTGCTAAATAGTCTTTATCCGTCACAATATCATATTTCCGTAGTACCAAACTACAGAAGAGGAAACCAATATAAAATACAAAAAAGCAGTTATGGTAATAAAATTACTTTAGAAGAATTTCTTAAAAGTAATTATAAAGGCTGCGTACCAGTAGATAAAAACATATTGCTTCCATTCGGGGATAGGTCTATTATTATAAAAGGAGGATCTGAACACGGATCTGTATCAACACTAGATCCTGGAGCTGATGGTTTATCAAGAACGGCTACATTTTCTAATCTAAAAATGCTTGTTTTCCCATTTTCTTATAATATTATAAGAGATGAGAAAAAAACAACTATTTTTGAAAATGAAATAACATTTAAAATAGATTATTTAACAGTGGCAAAGAATTATAATTGTCACGCATGTTGGCAATTGTTTAATTCTATTTTGCGAATGATAGACAATCCTTTTGAACAAGGAATTTTAAGAACATATATAAATTTACGTAAAAACCCAAAATATAAAGATCAAGATAAATTCTTTTTGTTTGGATTTGCATGTGCTTTTCCTGATCATGATAGATCCATGTTAGAGTCTTATACTCAAGATTACTTCTCTCCAAAAAGGGGAACGTATGGACATCTAACTAATGGTTTTTATGATAAAGATGGAATGCATCATTTTTATTATTCAAAAACCAACAAGAAAATTTTACCAATATTTAAAACGAAAATAGATATTGACGAAAAATATCGTAAATCAGGACAAAAAAACAGATTTATTTATGATGAATCATATGTTTCAGAAGATCACACTAGCAATGAGATTTGTACAGAAAGAAGCACTGGAACATATATAAATTTATTTAACAAGAATTATACAGGTGTATTAAGTGAATTTAATATTGTAGATTATGAATTTGTAGAAAAGGAAATATCAAATATCAATGATCTTTACAAAGAAGTAGATAAATTTATCTTAAAAGCAAATATATTTCTTGGAAAAGTTAAACCATCTGGTATTATTGTTGAATGTATTAAAGATCTGAGAGAACTAGGATTCTTCAAGGGAAATAAGTATTTCAAATCAACAGAAGACAATAACTATTATAATGAATTTAACTTTATTGAACAAGTGAAAGACGAATCAATATTTAAAAAAATAACCAAATAAATGTGTGGAATTTTCGGATGGCATGGAAATAACCCACGTACATACAACCCTTATAAAATAGCAATCTTAGGATTGTTAAATGATTCAAGAGGAGGCGATGGATGTGGATTATCTGTAAATGGCCAAATACAAAAAAGTGCTGGTAAAATAGAAAAATTTAGTGAATTTCTCAGTGAAGAAGTATATAACTTCCTATTATCTAATAAAGAAAATACAGTATTAGGGCATGCAAGAAAAACGAGTGTTGGATTAAGCAATCTACAAAACACTCATCCTTTTGGGCATGGAGAATATAAAGATGGGTATGAAGTTATACTAACTCACAATGGAACAATTCATAATTATACTGATCTAGCGCAAAAGTATGAAATTGATATAGAAGGCGGAACGGATAGTTATATGCTATCTAAATTCTTACATGAGGATTTTGATAAATTTCTGAAGGTTCTTTCTGAATATAATGGAGCAGCTGCAATAGCTGCTTATGATAGAGTTAAAAATGTTTTTATTGTATTCAAAGGAGAATCTAAAAAATGGGAATCAGCGCAAACTACAGAAGAAGAAAGACCTTTACATTTAGCATATGTAGATAAGTCTAATTTCTACTATTCATCAGAAGAAAAACATCTGATTGCAGCTGGATTTCCTAAAGAAAAAATTATAAATCTTAAAACAAATACAGTTTTTGTATTTCAAAATGGCAATTTAATATCTAAATATGAAGTAGATAGAAGTAAGGTTATACAAAATAAAGTATATAAATCTAGTGTTGCTATAATCCCTAGAAATAACTATGGGCAATCATCTATTGGATTTACAAACAATAGAGGAGCTTATAGTCAAGAGGATTATGACGATTATTATTATGAAGCATATGGCTTTTATTATGGCCAACATCAATCTTATGTAGAAAAGAATAAAGAAAATCAATGGGATAAATATAGAAGTAAACCAAAAGATGGGGGAGCTATTACTAAAACCGTTGATAGTATGATGTCTTCATATAAAAAGATTGAAGAAGGAAAGCAAATCTATTTCCATAAAAATAGATATTATATAGTAGGTGGATTAATTGCAAATGGATATTGTTATTTAGATAATTCTGGTAAGGTATTACCATATTCTATTTATAGAGATCCTAACACAGTTAAATTCATTTACTTTAAAGATGGAATACCATTCGTTAGATACGCTAACGATATTGATTTAACTGTATTAAAAAGAAATTCTGAATTATTAGCATATCCAACATTTGTTTCTAAAAAAAGGACTACGTATATTGTTAATCCAGGTAAAAACAGCCTAGAAATGTCTCTTAATAGAAAAGAAGGATTTATTCCTCTTTTTGATAGAGACAAATCTGGTAATTTAATTGGATTCTTAGAAAAACCAATTATTGTAAAGCAAGCAAAAAAAGTGAATAAACTTGATTTGTATGCTGTATATGATTCGTATATTCTAAGCAAAGATAAATTTGATATAGCCTTTGAAAAGGAAATATTAAAAACTAGACCGACGGAAGCAGTTGAAGCCTTCAACATAATACGTTCTTTAGAAGATGAAAATCTAAAGACCACTATGGAAGAAGGAGAAATGGATTTAGATGAAATAAAAAACATACTTGGAGATGACTTTAACATTATTTAATAAACCGATAAAAGAAAATAAAAAATACAGAAGAATTCAAGGAGAATTATACGAAGAAAATAGAAGCGTCTTTCTAATTGAAGGAAAATGGAGAAGAATCATCGCTCCAGGTATTTATATAGACATGTACAATAAGGTATCTAAAATACCAGATGATGTTCCATTGATTAAATGCCTTATTGGTAGAGATAAGAATAATAATCTAATTTTTACCAAAATGGATAGTAGATGCTATAATAAGATTATGGTATTGGTAAATAACAATGGAATATTTGGGTATTATTGGGCATGGCCAGATCTGTGTTTAGAAAACATGGATCTGAAATTTAATAACTGCAGAAACTTCTATTATGAATCTTCTATTTCAAAATCAGAATTAGATGCATTTTCTAAGTCGTTTAAATATGAATCTCCTTTCATATATAATTCATATGATCTTATAGATCTGTATAAAAAGATTAAAGAAAATGTATTTAAAGATGATAAAAAAATCACCATTAATCCTATGATAGAAGAATATCTTAAGGATGTAACTTTTGGAATTGAATTTGAAACATCTAAAATAAAATTCGTTCCTAATGATATTCTCATGAAATATGGATTAATCCCTCTTAGAGATGGTAGTATTAAAGGCTATGAATATACTACAATTCCATTGACTGGAACAGAAGGAATTCAAGATCTTTATTATATCTGCAAAGCATTAAAAGAGAATTGTGAATATGATAAATCATGTTCAGTTCATATCCATATGTCAATAAATGGAATGCCTAAAAAAGACATTAAATTTATTGAAAGAATTCTTAATTTAGGATTTCAAATTCAAAATGAAATTTATGAAATAGTTCCTGAATATAAGTATTGCAATTACAATCATGAAAAAGAAAAGAATTATACTAAGCCAATTCCTGCTCTTTCTTTAGAATCTTTATATGTTACGGAAACGAAAGATGAAGAAACAAATAAGATTGAAGTTGAAAAGAAAAATATTCCACAAACATCTATTGCTAGTTTTCTGATTGGCGGAAATGATGATAAGATTTTGATTAAAGGAGTACATCCAAGTAATCCTGATAATCAACATAAATGGAATATAAAAGAAAGATATTTTTGGCTTAATACAATTCCCTATTTCTTTAATAATGGCACTATTGAAAATCGAATGATGGAAGCTACATTTGATTTTCAAACTGTTCTTGATTGGATTATATTAACAGCATCTTTGATTAAGTTTGCTATGGATGAAAACAATAAGGATAAAATAGTAGACATGCTCGATGTGGCTGAATACACAAAAAATAAAGAAGTGATCAAGAGAATTGCAATATTGCTAAAGAAATAATATTCATAACCAAGGGGATGAGATAGTATTCTTATCCCCTTTTTTAATAATAAATAATATGATTAGATATGGTTAATACAATTGGTGTAATTGATGAAATGTCATTTATACCAGGAAATGTTCCGTCATTAAAAAATAGTAAAGTTAAAACAAGCAAAGGAATATTTCCTTCTAAAACTGTTTCTCAATATCTTAAATCTTTTGGAATAAGTTCCTATTCTTCAGAAAAAAAAGTTATATCCATACAAAAAACCTTTAAGGGGAATAAGTTTATAGATTATTTTAAAGAAGAAGAATTAAATAGAATCAATCAATTAAGGCAAGAGAATGTTCCTATATGTCTTGGATTTCATTTTATTAGAGACAGTAAAAGAAGGTTTGATTTTGGAAATGCATGTCAAATTATATGTGATTTAATGACGGCATATGACATTATAGAAGATGACAATATGAATTGTTTAATTCCATTTCCAATAATGGTAAATGACAGGTGGTTTTCTTATGACAAAGAAAATCCAGGGGTTTTAATTAAAGTAATTAATGAATAATGAAATATAGATATTTAAATAGAATATCTTATTCAGCATTATCTTCATTTTCTAAAAAAGGTATTAATGCGTTTCTTCCTGAAAAAGAAGATTCATATGTACCTTGGTTTGCAGTAGGAGGATTAGTAGATTCTTTACTGACAGGTGATCAAGAAAAAATAATGGAAAATACAGTGGTCATTAAAGGCCCTATTTCTCAACCACAAATAAAAGTTTGTGATTATTTAATTGAAAATAATCTAGAATTAACAAATGAAAATATAATTTTAGCAGCAAGAGCAATTCCTGTTTATAACAACATAAAAGATGAAGAAAAATTATTAGCAAGATTTCAAGATCCATTTCCTTTATATTATAAATGTATAAAAGATAATAAAAAGGTTATATTTAAATCTGATCTTATACTTGCTAGACAAATTGCTGGAGAGATAAGTAGTAATAGATATTATCAACAACTAATACATAATTGTAAAAGAGCGTATCAAGTTAGAATTGAATGGGAATTTGAAGGTGAAGAAATGCTATCAATATTAGACTGCTTATTTATTGACGACACAAATAAACACATATATATTGTAGATATAAAGACTGGCTCTAGAAGACCAGAAATGTTTATAGAACAGTTCTCAACATTCGAATATGATATTCAAGCTTCTTTTTATTTAACAGCAATAGAATATTTACAATCAATTGGTAAATTGCCAAATGATTATACATTATCTTTTCATTTTATTTATGCACCAACATTAGGAGAAATTAAATCTGTATTTGTTGATGTGTCAGAAAAACGGTTAAAAGCTTGTAAAGATAAGTGGGTTAATTTGTTTCATAATTTTGTTGAAGCACGTAATAAAGTTCGGCAAAATGGAATAGATATGATTGATTTAGAGAAATCTAATTATAGGATAATGATAGAATGATAGTGGTGAGCAGAGAATTAAGAGAAGAAGAATTTGTAAATAAAAACAAATCTTTCACTTATCTTTATCCTCTACTCAACATAAAAGATAGATTACCGCTAAATACATATTTATTCCTAAATAATGACGATACTATTCGTTATGAATTATATTGTTTGTTCAAATATAGTAAACTAAATGAGGAATTAAAGAAAAACAAGAATTATTTAAGAACCATTAATTTAGGTGATTATGATATTTTTGTTTTTTCTGTTGAAAGATTTATTCCGGAATATGAATATTTTATTATAGGGAAATATAGTAAATTCCGTCCTTTACATAAGGAAGTTATTTTGTCAAGATTTTCCTTTTTAAGAAATAGCAATTCTTATAAGGCTAGAGATAAATTTAATACATTATTCGGAATATTATATAAAACAGATATATTTAGAAAAGAATTAGAACAGAAATATAATAGACAAATAAATGACGATGAAGAATTATCAGAACCTACAGTATTAAAAAAAGAAACATTTAATTTTTATAATGAGAAAAGATAAGAAGGAAAAAATTATTTTTAAATACTTTAGTCCATATATTCCTCAAAAAGCTAATGAAGGAGATGGAGCATATGATTTAAAATCAATTGGACTAACTGTATCAATAACAAATTCAGATGATATACAGGTAAAATATAATCTTGGAATTAAAAGTGAATTTCCAGAAGGATATGTCGCGCTTGTATTTCCTAGAAGTTCTATATCAAAAACAAGATTGCGATTGGCAAATTCAGTTGGATTTATAGATTCTGGATATAGAGGGTTTTGGGGTGCTGTTTTTGATTTTAAATATAGTCTTTGGGAAAAAATCAAATATAAACTTCTATATGGGAAACTATGGGCTGAAGTATTAGTTAATGATTCTTTAAAAAAAGAAGAAATATATAATCCCGGGAAACTTGAAAGATGTTGTCAATTTTGTCTAGTAAAGCTAGCTGATTTTGACATTGAAATGACTAAAAATTTATCTTCTTCAGAAAGAGGAGAAGGAGGATTTGGAAGCACTGGTAAATAATGACTAGAGAACAAGCGTTTAAGAAAGCCCTAGAATATTATAAGGGCAATGAATTGCCAGCTAATGTTTTTATTGATAAGTATGCTCATCATGATGCTAGTGGAAGATATTTTGAATCCACTCCAAATGAGATGCTTATGAGAGCGGCAAAAGAATTTGCTAGAATAGAACAAACTTATAGATCAAAAGATAGAAAATATAATCTTAATGATGAAAATGTTATATTTTCATTCTTTAAAGATTTCAAATATATAATACCACAAGGAAGTGTTTTAGCTGGTATAGGATTAAAAGATTACACAACACTTTCTAACTGTTTTGTTTTAAAATCTCCTTATGATAGTATAGGAGGAATTGTATATTCAGATGCTGAATTAGCAAATGTATATAAACGAAGAGGCGGAGCTGGATTAGATATATCAAATTTAAGACCAAAAGATACCGTCGTACATAATGCATCAAAAACTACTACAGGCGCAGTTTCTTTTATGGAAAGGTATTCCAATACCACAAAAGAAATTGGAATGAACGGAAGAAGAGGTATGTAAAAGTGCTTTAGAACTGCGTGAACCCATAAATATGGGGTGTGAGTGAAAACTTGCTAACGGTGAATGCGTTAATTATCAATTAATGAGAATACCGTGCTAAGAATTTGCATAATTAAATATTTTTTCTTAACTTTGCATATGATAAAATAATAATAATAATAATATGACAAAGAAAGAAGAATTTGTTTTAAATCATTACGAAATTACAAAAGACGGAAGAGTTTTTAGTTCTTTAAATTCAAATAATAATTTTCAAAGAAAAGAATTAAAATTAAGAACAGATAAGGATGGATATTTTGATGTTTGTTTAGTTTATAACGATAAAGGTGATAGAATGCCGTTTAGAGTTCATAGATTAGTAGCTTTAAAATATATTGAAAATCCTAATAATTATCCTGTAATAAATCATAAAGATTTAAATAAACAAAACAATAATGTAGAAAATTTAGAATGGTGCTCAATATCATATAACACACAACATGGATATGATAATTGCGTATATTCTAATATTCGACAAATTAAGGCTATTGAACAAAATGGTAATGAATTAATATTTCCATCTATTAGTCATGCAAGCAGATATTATGGATATAAAAATCCATCAGCAATAAATGCTTTGTTAAAAAAAAATAAACCAATTTCTAAAGGAAATAGAAAAGGGTTGTTATTTATTTATGCAAATTAAAGTGTAACGACTATCGAACGGAATCTTATTACAGTTAATAAGGTATAACCAAGTAGAGTACATTTAAGGTGAAATTCCTTATTTGGAAGCGCGCAGGCGAGAATGAACGTAGTCATTCTTTAAGAGATAGTCTAAATGTAATTAAAAATTACATTTGGCATTAATGCTAACTATCGACGTTAAACACCCAGATATATTTGATTTTGTAAATTCTAAAGTAGATCTTACAAAGATCAATGGAGCTAATATATCAGTTAAAGTAAACAATGAGTTTATTGATGCTGTAAAAAACAATCAAGATTTTTATTTAAGATACCCTGTAGATCTTGATTTATCTAAATTTACAAAAGATTATATAGATGTTCCGTATAATCAGTTGTATTATATAGAAGATCACGAAAACAACAATGATGTTTGTTATATAAAAAAGATTAAAGCAAAAGAATTATGGGATAATATAATTCATAATAATTGGTTATCAGCAGAACCAGGTATTATATTTTGGGATAATCAAAATAATTATTCTTTAAGTAGTAAATATCCTGGCTTCAAAAATGAATCAACTAATCCGTCAAAACACTGGGCGGCATAATAAAGTAATTTATTATGAAAAAATTTGCTAAAAACGGTGGAACTCTAAAAAGACAATACCGTGCTAATGAGTTATTCATTGTGTAACGACTATAGAATTTTAATATGATAAAAATAGAAGATAAAAAAGAGTTGGTAAAACTCTGCTCATTTATTGTAATGGGTGATGGTGGTGTATATTATAATGGTAAAAATTGCTATTTTGTAATGAATATGAAAAAAGAAAATAGCGATTATGTATATTTGTGTAAAGATATTCTAGAAAATATCACATCTTGTAGAATTAGTGATAGAAAAGATTATAATACTGATGGATATACTAGAAAAGAACAATTAAGATTAGAGAGTAAAACACATCCTTTTTTTAATGTTCTTAGAGATAGAATATATACAAATAAATATAAAGGAATAGATTCTCATGCTTTAAAATTATTAGATTACGAAGCTTTGTCATTTCTTTATATGTCTGATGGTAATTTATATAGATATTTAAGACCAGAAATAAATATGAAAAATGAGTCTTATTCAGTTAATATTAATTTAAAAAGATTATCTTATGGAGATTTGTTTATTCTAAAAAAAGCTCTAAAAGAAAAACTTGATTTAGAATGGAACATAAATCGACATGGTAAATATTTTTATCTTAGATTAAGGAATAAAGATTTATATAAATTCATGAAAGGAATCACACCTTATATTACACCTTCATTTTCATATAAAATTCTAGACGCAAATCTCCTCAATAAGGATGGTGATATAGTCTGTTCTTCTAAGAAATTAGAAGAGTCAAGCAGAAATGACTTGACCGTGTGAAAACATGTAACAATAAAGGTAGTGAATTATGCATGTCCGCTAATGAAGCCTGCAGGTTAATGGCCGTTAATCTATTTAATTTAGTAGATAATCCATTTACACCAGAAGCTCATATAAACAAACAAACATTATTTGATGTATTTTATGTTGCCACATATTTGTGTGATGATCTTGTAGATCTTGATATTGAAAAAATAGATGCTATTATTCTTAAGGTTCAATCAGACGAACAACCAGATTATATTAAACAATCTGAAATAAAGCTCTGGGAGAATATTAGAAAAAAAGCAATAGCAGGAAGACGAATAGGTCTTGGATTTACCGCATTAGCAGATATGATTGCGGCATTAAATTTAAAATATGGATCTGAAGAATCTAAAACAGCAATAGAAGAAGTTATGCATGTAGCTACTAAAGCTATGATTGAGGCTTCAATTAATATGGCTATAGAACGCGGTATTTTCCCCGTGTTTGATAGAAAATATGAACATGGGTTATATCATGAATTCTTGAAAAAAGACATGCCTAAAACATATGAAAATATGATTAGACATGGAAGAAGAAACATATCTCTTTCTACTGTTGCGCCAGCTGGATCAATTAGCATTTTAGCTGAGACTTCTTCTGGTATAGAACCAGTATTTCAAATGTCATATAAAAGACGGAAGAAAATAACTGGATCAGATATCCCGAAAACAGCAATTAAAGACGATTCTGGAGACTTTTATGAAGAGTTTGATGTAGTACACCCAAAATTAAAAATGTGGTCTGAAATCGCAAAAGAAAGCGATTATACGAAGTCTCCGTATTATGGATCTCTTGCATCTGATATTAATTATAAAGACAGGATTGAAATTCAATCTATAGTACAAAAATACATTACGCATTCTATTTCTTCAACGGTTAACTTGCCAAAAGAAACTAAAGAAGATGTTATATCTAACATATATCTTTTAGCAGCGGAAAAAGGATTGAAAGGTATAACGGTATATCGTGATGGATCAAGGTCTGGAATTCTAGTTTCAGATAGTAAAAAACAATCTAAATCATATAAGAGACCAAAGGAACTACCCTGTGAAGTTTTAAGATTTAATAATGATGATGAGAACTGGATCGCTTATATAGGATTTAGAGATGGAAAACCGTATGAAATATTCTGTGGAAAATCAGAAGATTCATTTAATATTCCAAAATATGTAAAAGACGGTTTTATTATAAAAGAAAAATCAAATGGCATTTCTAATTATAAGTTTAAATACAAAGATAAGCATGGTTACAATATAATTATAGAAGGATTAAATAGATGTTTTAATCCTGAGTATTGGAATTATGCTATATTTGTTAGCTTATCTTTAAGAGAACATATTCCTATTACCACTATTGTAAATCAAGTTTCTAAATTGAAATTAAAAGATGATTATATAGGAACTTGGAAAAATGGAATGGTTAGAATATTATCCCATTTAATTCCAGATGGTAAAATAGAAGGAGATAAATGTCCTGATTGTAAACAAGAGTCATTAATACGAGAATCAGGCTGCGTAAGATGTTCTAATTGTGGATGGTCAAAATGCGGATAATAAAAATGAAAAAAGAAGCAATAAGTTTATTAAAAAAATGTTTAAATTACATAGACTATACAAGATTTGAATTTGGTGAAGATTTAGATGAAGATAATTTAGAAGAACAAATAATTTTGTTTTTAAAAAAATATAAAAATATTTAATATTAAATGAGTAGAAATGTTATAAGAAATATTTCTAAATTCAGTAATGCAGAGGAGATTCTAGATAAATGTCTAGATCTCCTTTGTATTAATGATGTAGAAGTACAAATTAAACAATCTTCTTTAATTAATAATAAATATTCATCTTTTATGGGAATTATACAAAAATGCCCATATGGAGATAATATTTACGAGCTTATTTTAGACGCCGATATGGATGATGACAAATTAATGAAAAATGTTATATTGCATGAATGTTGTCATTTAAAACAATTTGTTGAAAACAGACTACAAATTAATGAAGAAGAAAATAAAGTTATTTTTGAAGGAAAAGAATATTCTTATTATGAATATTCTTCTAATACACCATGGGAACGAGAAGCTTTTGACACACAACGAAAATTAATTAAAGAAGTATAATATGTGGAAATTTATTAAAAACTTATTTACACACAAAAGTAAATTTATAAGATCTAATGATCTATTCTGGATTGGAGATTATAGTTTCAATTACGAAGAGGAAATGTTAGATGAAAATAATGCTATTTATAAATTGATTGGGAATAATAGTAAAGATGTTTACATTGTAAAAAAAGTTGATAATAGATATTATCTTATAATAGATAAGGAATGTATTATTAATATCCCAATTAATAAAATAGGTATAACTAATTGTTAATATGAAATTAATAAAACCCTCTTTTCAAATTATTCCACAAGAAGATTTAATGAAACATATTGAATTATGTGGAAGAATTTGTTATAAAAGTGAAAATAAAATTACTGATGATTCAGCAGAAAGATTTGTTAATGGATTGATAAAATCAGGACACACAAGTGTTCTTGAACACGGAACCGTTTATTTAGATTTTACAAACGATTGGCAAAGAGGAAGAAATAGATATACTAATAATCCATATTCTAAAGTATACAAAAACACTTTAGAAAACGGATGGGGTGCTCCGCATTTATATGTTACAACGAATTATAGAACGATCATAAAAAATAATTGGCTTAATGACTTGAAGTATATATGTGAGCCTACAGAGTTTCATGAAAAAAGAGCCACTGTAAAGTTTATATGTGATCGTGGAATATTACAAGAATTTAGAACACATAGAATTTTTGCAAGAGATGATGATGATAATTACATATGTGATATAATTGATTTTTCTTCAAGTGCTGAATCTACCAGATATTGCAATTATTCTAAAGATAAGTTTGGAGATGAATTGACTTTTATAATTCCTTGCTGGTTTGAAAATAAAGATAATATATTAGAAAAATGGAATGGATTTAAATTAGGTCAATGGAAATCTATAGAGAAAGATGTGAAGCCAAAATTATTCTATGAACCATATTCTGTTGAAGATATGTATGAAAGAGTATGGATACTAAATTGTATTCAGTCTGAAGAAAATTATAAAATGCTTTTAACAGACCATAAAATAGAAATGGATAGAGGACCATGGACCCCTCAACAAGCAAGAACGGTATTACCTAATTCACTTAAAACAGAATTAGTAATGACTGGTTTTGTGTCTGATTGGAAACATTTTTTTGGTTTAAGATGCGCTCCATCGGCTCATCCTCAGGCAAGAGAACTGGCTATTCCTCTTGAAGAAGAATTTAAATCTTTAAATCTTATATGACATGCCTAATTTTGAGTATATAAATTATGAGCCTGACAATTATTTTACAAATGAACACATAAACTCATTTTCTTGGCAATATTCTATTTTAACAACTTATACAGATAATACAACAATGCCTAATACTATTCCTGTTTCAGAAAACTCAGAAGTAACTACGTCTCCTTTATCTGCACGTAGAATGGCGGAAAGAAGTACTAACACACCAGTTATGCCTGAACCTCAACATTTCACTTCTGCCGCTGAATACGATAGAGCAATGAGAAGATATATTGCTGAATACGGCTCTATAACTGAACAACAGATTATTAAAGAGAAAAATATTAATACATCAAAAGAACTATTGTCTTTTATTAAATTTGTAAAAGATCAATTAAAAAACAATGTCAATAAAAGCAGTCCTGATGGACTAAATCTTATTGAAGAGCTTTTATCAGAAGACAAAATGAAAGAAATAGTAGATAATTATTTTTGTTAATGAGTAAATATATAAACGCAAAAGTAACCGTATGGTGTACATATAATTTAGATGATAAAGCAGATTTATCTATTATTGAAGATAAAATCAAAAGTGGATATTCTGTTATAGAAGCGGTAGACGAACAAAATTCTTTTGTTGATTTTGAATATTTATTTGAAACTGAAGAACCTGTACAGAATACTTTAGGAGAAAATATTTATGAAATATATGAAAATGGAGAATTAGTTAGTGAGTCTAACGTGGTTTAAATAAAACAATAAAGGGGGAGAATCCGAAATGGAAACTCCCCCTTTTTTTACAATATATACTATTTGATGTTATTAATATGTTTTTTCATAGAATTTCAATCTATCTTGAACATAATTCTCATCTTTAAAAAACTTTATAAACGAAGCATATGGTAGCAAATCAGCTGTTCTATGAATTAATTTCAAATCGCCTTTATGTTCTCCATTTTGATACCTTCCTTTAACAATTTCTCCGTTAACAATTAATTCTCCAGCTGTCCAAAAAGCTGTATTCACCCAATTACTTATTAATTGTATTGTTCTAACAGAAGCAGCTGGATTACTAAAGAACTGTAAAAATTCTCCAGGATTCCATACGAACATCACTTCATTTTGCATCCTTCTAACAAGTAAGGTTAATCTGTCAATATATTCTTCGTCAGGTTCTTCTTCTTTTAATATGCCAAGTATTAATATAGCAAAGAACAATGATGCATTTGTAGCGGCATAATATAACATTCTAGCCACGTTTGCTTGTTGATGATCTGTCAATCGATTCCATGAAGCTTCATTTGTTATTTCTCTTTTAATTTTAGCTGTATCCTTATTGATTTTATTCAATAATTTAATTACAGGATTCTTTATTAAAAGATGATTACTTGGTCGACTAAGGTACCACAATAATACAGTAGGTAATGTTCCCATTTCAGGTCTTCCAGTCCATGGATTAAAATATCTACCACCATGTAATTCTGGGTTATTCATATCCTCAAATAAAGTAGTAATTCCACCATACATTCTTCTTAGATATTCATCCATGAACATTCGATATTGGAAAGCAGGTCTAATCCATGCATTTCTTTTCCCTAATGGAGAACTGAAATTATTATACATGCCTTGTGTCTTAAACATGATATCTTCTACGTATCTAGACAAGGAATTTTTCAATATATCCTCCTTGCTTCCTGCCCATAATACATTTCCAGCTTGTTGGTCGTCCTTATATTTACTTAAATTTTGACTTAAATAAAGAGTATCTAAATCTTTTTTAAAAGCTAATTTACCATCTTTTACATACATTATATCTAATAAAGATTGAGCTTCGTTTCTATCTTTTACGACATTACCATCTTTATCAAGATATTCTCCATTTTTATTAGTTATTTTTATACCTTGTATAATAGCTATTGCTAATGGAGCTTGTGTCATAAATTCGGATTGTCTAGTTATTTCATTAATCCATCTAAAAGGATTTAAAATAAGTTCTTGAAATTTATTTTCGTATTTAGATTCGAAATTAAACTTTTCATTAAACGCTCCTTGTATATTGAGTTCTCTAAATAACACTCCTAAAAAGCTGTTATCTACAAGATCAAACGACGTAGCATAATATTGTTTAAGAAAACCAACGGTTTTAGCCGTTGCCAATCTGGAGTCTTTAAAAGTAAAATATTCTTCACCAAATACCTCCATAAAGTTTTGATGAGTACCAACTAATAAGTTGGCAGATGCAGACAGTAAGTTACCAACATATCCAGTTAGAGCTGTAATACCAGTTAATTTATTTAAAACATTATCTATAGCTTCTATACCGGTTGATTTAATTTGAATACCATAAATATGAGCATCCATCATAGCGTCTATCACTTTATTTACATTAGGTACTTCGTCTTTTGATTTAAATACTTTTTGTATATATCCACCAAATCTTGTTTTTGTTACAACATCTTTTAACCCTCTTTTTTTATGCACATTTCTAGAATTAATAACGCCAGTTATTGTTTCTAATTCATCTTTTACATCAGCTCTATTTTTATATCTATTAACAGCCATAGATTCTAATGCGTAAAGATTTAATAAATCAAAGCTCTGTTGAGCACCATCTTCTAATGGATATAGATAATTTCTTCTAATTCTCTTTACAGGTTCTCCATTAATATCAACATCAAATGTAACCGCAACGCCTTCTGCTCTTTCAGATTCTTGTATTTTAGTTAAATCACTCCATGTTTGTTCTGCTAAATTTTTAGCTCCCCTATTTTTTAATATTTCTAATTTAGAAGCTTCTATTTTTGGCAAAACTACTTCATCCATAAGAAAATTAACTATAGCATCATCTTTAATACGAATTATTTTAGATTCTCCTGTTTGTTGATCTTGTGTTGTAACTTTATATATTTTAGATTTGTGAGATAGATTTTGTAATGAATATGGAAGTCTTTGCTCCATATCGAATAATCCTTTAGAGATCATATAAACAGCCTTAAATCGTTTGTAATCGCTTACAATATCTAAGTCTAAAAGATCTTTATATTTTTCTATTAAATTAGATTTGCCTTTATTATAATACTCTTCTATAGCATCAGCAGCTTCTATTAATAATTTTTTATAATTATTTAATTCTTTTTCTAATTTTGAAACTTCTTTATATAAATCACTTTTTGAGTTTATTTTATCTTTTGCCTCTTGTAGGTTTTGTTTTAATAGATTAAGTTCTTGTTGTGCAACGTCATATTTTTTCTTATATTCAGTTCTTTCTTCTACTGTATCAACTTTATTGATAAGATTTCTTGTAACTGAAATTATTCCTTCTTGAGCATAGATTTGAGCTTCTATATCTTGGATTAAAGAATCTTTTTCATAAAGTTCATCTAATTCAGTTTTTAGAATCTTTAATCTATCTCTTAATTCATTATATTTATTTGTGGTTTCTTCTTTTAGTATAGGTTTAATTACATATCTTATTCTTTCATTGCCATCTCCATCTAAATACTTTCTTTCAGCTATAATATCTTTAAAATTAGATAGTCCTAACCCAGCTTCATCAAATGCTTTTTGAAGATCTAATAAACCTCCTTTTTTATTCATGTCTTCCATATACTGAGTTCTAGTTTTTTGCTCAGTCATGGCTAATAAATTAAACACCATTTGTGAGGCTGTATCACTTATTCTTCCTTGTTGAGATAAAAACGCATGAACTTGAGAAATGTCATCAACTTCAGTTACTTCTTGTTCTGATTTTTTAAATATATATTCTATTTTTTCAGGAGTATCTTTAGCAGCTTCATCAATAGCTTTTTTCCATAAAGCATGTTTTTCAATTGATTTATTATATTTGTCTTTGGCCTTTTTCTCAGACATAGTTTCTAGATCTTTATAGTATTGATCTTCTGCTTCTTTTTTTAACTTATCAAATATTAAACTTTGCCATCTAGCTTGAGCTTCTGTATTATTGCTCGCTAATAAGGCAATTGTGGTTTCCCTAATCATATGGTCAAGTTCAGAATCCACTCCTTTTTTATTCTTTTCTACATTTTCTATTTTAACTAACATATCATTTAATAGAGAATCTAAAGAATTTAAATAAGCTATAGCTTCTTTATTATTCTCGTATTTATTTAATTGCTCTGATATGTTATTTCTTAAAATAGAAATAGATTCTTTTATTTCATTTAGATTCGTATATAAAGAAAGCAAATGCTGTTGTTTAGACAATATAGATAATTGTTCAGCTGGAATAAGACCCGATTCATTGTTTCGAACATAATCAATGGCTTTAATTATACCACCATTTTTATGCCCTAATTTTTCTTTAAGCCTTTTAGAACTACGTTTAATTTGATTAACAATAGTCCCCACTTTACTTTCAGACAATTCTATTGCACTACCAAATGCTCTTAATCTATCAGACAATTCATATATCTTTTGCTCCGTAAGCTGATTAATTAAAGTATCTATATCAGTAATATCTCCTTCAAGTTCATTAACTCTATCTAAATAATATTGTCTTTTAGAAGGGTCTTGAACTTTATTATATAAAGAATTAAATTTAGCGATATCTTGACGATATTTTGTCTTTAAATCAATCAGTTTAGAAACAGAAGCTCCAAAAAGATATTCTAATCTTTTTTTATCTTTGCCAGTAACTTGAGACACATTTTCAATATCAATATCTTTAACAACCGCATCGTCAAATCTTTCGCTAAAAAACTTTACTTTAGTTTCTAATGAATTAGCTTTTTCTTTTATAATATTTTCATCAAGAACAACATCGCTATTAAACACAGAACCTTCTGTTGCTAATCCATCTCTTCTTAAAGAATCATTTAAATTCTGTAATGTTGTATATCCAGCAAAAGAAGCATAATAATATTCTCTTCCTGATTCAGATCCTTTTCTAACGGTTATATATGGGTTATTATCTATTTTTTCTTTTGTTATGTTATTCCCACCAATAGAAGCAAAAGAAGAGGGTATTGGATTGATTACCAATACCTCTCTAGTCTCTCCTTTTGCATTTGTTATTTCCATTTTAAAATGAGATGTTCGATGCATAACGTTATATCCATTAAGTTTTGTTACATCAATTTTACCATCAGTTAAAATAGAATCATATACAGTATCTACTGGTGCGTAAACAGACTCTAAATCTTGTTGACCAGTTATAGCATATCTTGTTATTACTACATCTTCAGATGTTTGACCTGCTAATTCTTTCCATTTAGTAGTGTTTACTGCACAATATTTTGCACTCATATTATTTATTAATTACAATTATCTTTATAAGTTTCAACAGCGTTTTCTTCTGTTATAATTTCTTTAGTTCTAATATCTCTTAAAATATCTATGATTTCATTCATATCTACAATATCCTTTTGTTTCATATTAACTTCATTTTGAATTCCGTCAATATTATCAATTACATATTGTTTGATTTCATCTTTTGTTTTTCCTATATCTGGCATATTATAATTCACTTGATTTTCTCTAAATATAGATGTGTCTTCATAATTATATTCCGTAAAATCAAATGCTCCATCTTTTATACCTTGCTTATCTGTTTTAATATAATAGAATGATAATCTTGGTTTACCTTCAAAATTCTCATACTTCTTAAATCCAATTAATTCATATAATTCTGTAGAGCCATTTACATTAGTTTTAATATATTTAGAAACAGATGTTAAAGAAGAATAAACTCCTTCGTAATAAGTTAAATCAAACTTAGCTGCATTATTGCTAGAAACTACGAAATCAGAAACCTTAATTACGTTAGTCATTTTCTTTCCATTAATTTCTGGAGCAACCTCAATTCCTTGAGCAAAATTTTCTTTTGCAAAAAACGGAACTTTTACATCTCCATTTTTAATAGCAGCAACAATAGCACTTTGCATATCTACATTAACAGCAGATGAGAATATTTTATCTAATTTCTCTGTATATCCAATAGCTTTATAGAAATCCATTGGAATATATTCTTTTAATGAAAATGGAGAGAATTTACCATTAGATGTAAGTAAAGCTTGAATAGCTAAATCTTTACCAAATTTACGAATTAATTGATTTTCTTCTTTAGTCATATTACTATTTTTAAAGAATATCAATTGTCTCATCCCTTGAACTAATTCATCTTTACTTATTTTATCAGCCCTAGAAGACAATAATTCAAATCTGTAAATTGTTGGATGTGATTTATGTTTAAAGCCCCATTCATCTATCTTCCATTTTGCGCCATAACCATTAGGAGCCATATTTGAAATAATAGGATTAGATATTTGATGTTGTCTAAACAATTCTAATACTTTTAAATGATCATCAAAAATTGTATTTTGATTACTCATTGACTGTTTAATATAAAAACTAAAATCACTTCCAGTTTTTAATCCAAATCCAGTCATTAAAGTATGTAGTTTTATTATATCATAAATAGCTTTTATTTCCTTACTATTATTAATATTATGTCCAGTTATTTTTCTGTACTGCTCTGACAAAACTTGAACCATTTCTGTTTCAAATTCAGGATAAAAAGATTTAAATACATTTAATATATCTCTTTGGGCGTACAATGAAAATATGGCTTCAAATTTAGCAGATCCATCTTCTGTGAAGAAATAATCTTCTGGTTGATATATTTGAGAGTCTTCATTATAAATGTTTATAAACGAATTATAATTTAATATACTAGTAATTAATGAATATGGCTCTTTGTTTGTTATATTAGTTTTAGTTCCTAAAATAAACTTAGAATCAACATCTCCTATTATATCTAATTTGACGATATTTTCTAAAACAGCTAATTGTAAAGCGGCATATTCTATAGACTTAAAATATTTATCAAGATCTTGAAATTCTTTAGTGTTTGTTTCTCCTTTAATTTTTAAAGATTCATATTTGTTTCTTTGAATAGAAACTGCCTTTAATGGCAAATATGTACTATTAGATAGTAATTGTTCAGAATATTGCTTTACTAATTCTCTTCCACCTTGTTTATTGAACTGCTCTTCCGAAATGGTTTCTTTAAATATTCTTTTCTTGACAAGATCTTGTAATGCAATATCACCAGCTTCTACTATATTGCCAGCTGCTACTAAATTAGATTTCTCTTGTGAATAATATTGCATTGCTTTTTGGGTAAATAAGCAACATACTAACTCAGGATTTAATGTATGAGCTAATGATGCAGTCCAAATATTTGTAGTATTACTATTAATATTTATTTTAGGCAATATCATTGATTTCATATTGTCAGCAGTTAAGTTTGTTTCTTCAGACAATATAACAGCCAATTTAAATATCTTACCAAGAATATCACGACTTTCTCTATAGGCTAATTTAGTAAATTTTTCATTCTTACCAAACTTCTCAGCAAATGGAACATTTCCTTTGTAAGCTATAGATTCATGAACCATTGACATAAGAGATTTGCGCATCACAACCAATCTACCTAATAATTCTTTAGCTTGCATTGCTGATTCTTCAACTTCAATTTGATGAAGAAGAGTAAACATATTAAACTCACTATTTCTAGAAGAATAAATAGGTTCTTTATATACTGCTTCATTTGGTATTTGAAGCATAGTTGGTAAGAATTGAACATCTCCTTTGGTATATTCTGAAAGATTCTTAGGAGCCTCTTTAAAGCCGTTAAAAATAATGTCTTCTTTTATAGATGTATCAATGCTTCTTTTAAAATATTCTTCTCTAATTCTTTCATCCATTCCTAATTGAATGAATGTTTGTAGAATATAGTTCGACAATTGTTTTTGTGTTGCTTTTTCTCCGAATCTAGGAGTGATTAATTGTAATTCCCCATTTTTTAATTTAACATAAGGGAATATCGTATAGAGTTTATCTATCGTAAATACCAATATTTTCATATTGGAGTAGACTATATCTTCATGAATTATCATGTAGGGCGCTATTTCGTATATTATATTCTATTAATAGTTTCAATACGTAGTCGTTGAACCTTCATTAATCATTTAAATTAATGCTTGGCTGCTGATTACCCAATTCGTTTTATTTTTAAACATTCAAGCTTGTCCTCTCGGATTACTTTGTAGTTAAAACGACTCTAAGGGACTTCCAGCAATTCACCCTATTTTACTTCGACATAGATCGTTTATCGAAGTCAGAACCAGTAAGTCTAGTCATATCTAAATAAGATACTATTGTATCTCCCATAGACTGAGGCAATATACCAACTATTTCCATTACGTTATTAGACGCAACAGCTTGGTTGGGAATACGAGAAGCTAAGACTCTTCTTAGTTCTGGTTTATTCTCCATCATAGCCATTATCGTTTCATCTGTTGCATTTGCTAGTTCTGGTATTTGATTTCTAATATAATTAGTAGAACATAAACATTCAAATGGCGTTACTATTTGTTTACCATTTTTATTTCGTATTTCATATGATTTTTTTTGAACTCCATTAAATCCATTTTTAAAGAATTTAACTCCTTTTTCTTCTAATTGAGATTCATTACCCTTCTTGAAATAATATTGACCGTTAGAAGTTTCTCCTACTAAATCTCCAAATTGAGCAGCTATATTATTTGGTGCTAAGAATCCCCATTGAGGAGATTGTATCAGCTGTCCACCTAACATCTGAACTGTATTAACAGTTTTTCTTGCAGTGGAAGACAACTTGTTTAATATTATGTTCTGTAATGGAACAATAGCCATTAATGGCGTTCCGCTTTCAATTGCATCTATAATATCTTGTGTTGTATTTTCATCAATAAGATACTTCTTAGCAAATTTTCTTTGTTTTTCAGCAAAGTTTTCTTTTGCAATTACTTCTCCATTCTCATCAACAACTAATCCAAGTTCATTATATATCTTTTTAACTTGAAGATCTCTTAGTTGTTCTATTGCTGTTGTAAGATTATCTTTAACGGTTAATGCATCAACTGATTTATATGATCTTGTTTTTCTATCATACATATTTACCGTTGTCCCAGGCTCAAGTATTGTCATCATATTTTCAACAATACCACGCGGCAAATCCATTTCATGAACTCCATGTTCTGGTGTTGCAGTATGTTCTATAAAGAATCCGCCATCAACATCAAAAGAAGCCTCTAATAACTGTTCTCTATATATAGAATTTTTAGGATCTAAGAAATCAATTATATCATATTTGTTTCCACTAAAATCATTAGAAATATCTATTGCATCATGAATACCAACTTTAATATTAGATGATGGCAATATCATTCTAATTCCTGTATTTTCCATTGTATTATACAATTTAGTTAATACAGGAAGACTAGTATTCTTACCAAGCCAAGGAGTCAAAATAGTCCAAGCGTTTTTCATTAACAAAGGACCACTTGTTTCAAGATTAAAGAAAAATGGCTTAATTGGTTGAAATAAGAATTTCATTTCATTATCACTAACTTCTTCTCCTTTTCTTAATCTTTTTATAATATCTTTCTCTCTCTTTGTAAGCTTTCCTATCCTTTCTCTAAATTTAATAGCTTCTAAATAATGAATATATCCACCGCCATCTGTTGCATCTGTATCTTTTGCCATTTCAGATTGATAAACAACATCATTAACTATTAACACTTTTACTTTAGAACTTTCTCCATTCGGGAAATATGGTCTTATACCAGAAGATGATAATGCATATATTCGTTTAAAATAATCTACAGATACATTGGCTCCTTGATTTTGTTCTCTAGAAAGAATTGTATTATCTTTATTAACATTTTTGTAATATTCAACACCCCCTCCATATAAATAAGATCTTTCTATTTGATCTAATTTATATTTCATTGATGCTGCTACCATATATATTCTTCTTAGTTGGTCTTGATCTTTTTCTTTTGTGATTTCAGATAATTTTTCTAATATTTCATTAGATGTTTTAATGGTTTTATTAGGAACTAAATATTCTTCTATTTGTCTGAGTTCAGAATTTAGTTCTCTATTTAATCTATCTTGAACAAATTTGCTAGATCTAAATCTATTTAAATAAGATGTGATATTATCATACTCTTTAGGTTTATAATATCCATAATCTTTATCTTTTTCAAATAAATCTGGATCTTCTAACGCGGTTGTATTATAAAAGAAATTAGAGAATGCATTGCCTAGAAATTTTATATCTGTTAATCCAAGATCTATAGCTTCTTGTAAAGTATTAGTTTTAATTATGAGATCACCTTTTTTACCAATTACTTTTACAAATCCCTTTAATCTAACCGGTTCTGTTGATTGTTCTAATCCTAATGAAGTTCCTTCTTTCTTAGTTAAATAGACAATTTTATCTCCTACAATATAAGGATATTGTTTTGAAGTGACCTTGCCCATAACATTGTTTGTTGTTTCATTAGGATCGTTTAACTTTTCATAAGCGCCAATAAATCTTAATACTTCAGCTTCAGCATAATTTAACGTCCTTTTAAAAAAGTTTGTATTTCTTAAATCTGCTGTTTTTCCTTCTTTAACTAATTTAATGGCATAGTTTAGTTCAACAATAAAAGAATGTCCCCCGTCATCGTCTAATAATGTATTTTCTTCTCCTAAACTTACATTATTTACAGATTTATCAGCAGCATTCGGATATGTGGCGAAATTCCTGCCATCTTTTAAATAATTTAATGTTAAAGATAATTGGTTTGTTGCAAATTCAGACCCCGTTCTATTTTTACGAGTTTTATAATCTTCTGTACCACTATCATTTTTAACTTTATCTTGTAAAACAGTAATTGTTTTTATTGTTCTAGCTTTAGCATCTCGCGCAATTTTATTTAATCTACTAATAGCCGCATATGATTTAGCCCAAAGAAACTTACTCGATTCTCTAATGCCAGAGATGAGCCCTAAATATTTTTTTTGAGCGTTAGATGGCTTATTAATTAACTGATCTAAGAATCTTTCAGAATACGATGCATTAGCCTTAGAATAAACTTTACCATTTGGCCCAATTAACATGTTATCTGATTGTTCTCTAGATACTTTTAAATATTTATTCATTATAACACTAAAAATACCAGGACCAAAATCAGATATTTCTGTTACATTAGCTTGATTATTAAAGAACATTGTGGTAAATTGTCCAAGTATTTCTCTTAAATATCTTGCAACGACTGTATTAGATTCATTACTAATAACAGATTCCCCTTTTAGGTTTTCATTAATAACATTGTATATAGAAATGGGGGTTATTTCCGTATCCATTATAATATTTAATACTTGAGATACTTTATAAACATCCTCAACAGTTCCAGTTAACTCAGCAGCTATTTTATTTAATCTTTCTCTATAAGAATTAATTGTTTTTAATTTCAATTCTTTATTAGATGAAACAAATCTAAATCTAAATATATTTGCTAGTTTCTTACCAAAAATAGTTTTAATTCTATTGTATTTATTTGTTTCTACAATATCAATGCTAGAATCGCCATCTTCAAAGGATGTAGCATCTTTATAAATATCGATATAATTAATATTTTCTAGATATAAAGATGTTACAAATTTGCTTTTAGCAATTTTATCATTTCCAAATTCATTTAACATATCTAAAATATTATTAAATGTTGGATCTATTTTTGCTAACTCAGCAATTCTATCTTTTAATTTATCATATACATCTGTATTTCCTCTTTCTCCAGAAACGTCAGAATATGTTTTTACTTGAGCAAAATCTTCTATAATAATTCTTAATAGATTCTGCATGTCTGCATACATTTTAAATCCTGTTTCTGGATTTACTGCATCATAAGATATTATTTTACCGTCTTTAATATCAAATGTCTTTTTTGCAATAGAAGCTAATCTAGCTGCTATAAATGGATCTATTCTTGGTTTTTCTTCGCCTCTTGTTCTATCAAACTTCTTTCCTTCAGCGTTTTCTATTTCAAAAGCATCTTCTAGATTTGTTATATCATTTTGAATATCTTCTTCGGTTGTTTCTATCTTTTTTAATTCATCAAATAAATTCCAAAAAGCAGTTAATTCAGCGCTAAGAGATTGTTTGTTAAAAGCGACATCTTGCTCTTGAATATATTCTTTTACATTTTCATCATCTGATTGAAATACTGATTCTGATTCTTCTGATTCTAATTGATTTTGTCTTTCCTTTAAAATCTTATTTCTTATTTCTTCATTTAAATAAGAAGCGTTAATAGATTCTATTCCAGTGTTATTAATTGCCTTAGCTAATTTAGTAAGTAATGATAAATCTTTAGAATCTAAAGCCTCATTTATTACTTCTAAATCTTTTCTGAAATTATCGACAACAGATTCGTCAACAGATCTATCTTCTTTAAGCTTAAAACCTGTCTCTAGTGGATTTTCTTCATATTGCTGAAGTCTTTCATCCATTTCATTATAAAGTTGCTCTAACGCATCTTCTAATGCCTCAAATGGAGTTTCTTGATATTCATATCTTAATTGAAAATAAATATCCTTAGCTCTATCCAAATAGCTATTCATTCTATAAGTTGGGATCATATAATCAACTTTAGAATATTCTTTTGTTATATTCCCAATTCTAACAGTAATGAAGCTATCATTAGAGTCTATAAAAACAGAAGCGACAGACGCATCTGATGACACGTCTGGCACTTCATTTTTATTTTCTTGAACATTTTCTTCTACTGTAGATAAAATATCCTCAACTGAAAGTATAGCTTCACTATTTGTTTTAGCTATGATATTAAAATCAGATAGTATTTTGATTGCTACGTCTAACGAAAGATCTCCGTTAGTATCAGAATCTCCCAATATTCTTGATACCTCAGCCTTAATCTGATTGGCCGCTATGGACGCCCCTCCTTTTTTTAATACTATACAATTACTCATTTTCTAATGTTTAAATTTTTTAATTTATTTCTACGCGCTTGTCTAGTTTCGCTAATATTTGTATTTTTAGACTTTGATTGATGAGATACACCTCCTGATTGATTAGGACATGATACTTCTTTTTGCTCTTCTTCTATATTTGTTTGTTCTATAGATTTAGTTTCCACAACAGTAGGTGCTTTAATTGTTGGGTCCCCATTCTGCTGTTTAGATGTTTTTACTTTATTTTTACTATTAGTTTTCTCTTTCTCTATAATATCAAAAGAATATGTAAAATCTACTTGTGTAGAAAATAGCATTCTTTTGCCTTTTTGAGTCATATCAGGATAAGAAAGATTATCTAATGAATAATCATCAGGATGTTCTAATATATATTTTAAATCTAAAGGAACTTTAATATGAGAAGCAACTAATATATCAAATAATCTCTTGTTTGTTAATAGTGCTTTTGGATTACTTTGTACATTCTCTATTATTATAGGATTTTGATTTTCTCCTTCCGGTAGATAAGATAAATTTATTCCTTTATCGGTATATTCTATTTCAATAGGCACAAATTGACCAGAACCAATACTTCTACGTTTTCGTTCTTGTTCAGTCATTCTTTTTACACTATTAGATAAAACAGAGATATCTCCGAATTTAGCTTTTCTTAATAATGTCCTAGACTTATCTTGAAGTCTATCATAAAAATCTGTATAATCAACATCTAAAACAATAGACTTGTCTTTTAATGATTCATTGAACGAATCTATATCGCTTCTGGTTATTTCTATACCATGAACTTTAATAGGCTTGCTCTTAGATGCTTCATATAATTTCAATATATCTTTATTCTTCAATAAAGAAATTAAAGATAATACAGCTTCTTTTTCAGATAATTTTCTACCTTGAATTTCTATACTGTGTTTTTGATTCTCAATGTTGAAGTTTAAGAATACATGTCCTGTTGTGAAATATTGATTGTTTTTAAATCCAGAAAAAGGAATAGTTTCATTTGTAGATGGAGAATATTCAGAGTATCCAGTTTCACTATTTTTGTCATATGTAATAATAGAAGTAGTGCTCTTGTCTAATAGCGACTTAGAAACATCTGATATTTTAGTCTTAGGACTTGTAACATTTTTAGACTTTACTCTTTGAGTACTAAAACTTATTGGATTTACAACTATTTCAAAATTAGGATCTATATTCTGTTTGTACCAAAGAGCCTTAATTAATTCCTTTCTAATATTAATTCTTTCAATGTTTTTACCATCTATAACCTCATAAGAATTCTGCACTCTTACAGTTGATGATATTTTACCATCTGTATAAGTAATATTAAATGGGAATTCCATTAATGCTTTTAATTTGGCATCTTTATCTCCATCTGATAAAAATCTTTCTAAATACTCACTAAATTTATTAATAGAAATAATATCTCTATCATTAATTAAATCAGCTAATTCTTTAACATTTTTATCTTTACTATTATAAACTTCATCGTAATATCCAACTTGAAAATTCCCTTTATTAATACCCTTGTTTAAAATGTTGCTCCAAAAACTAAATATTTCTTCATAATAACTTCTAATATCAGCTGGTAAATCTTCTATATTAAAATTGTCTGAAGGCACATCTATTTCAGGATTTGAGTATGCATTTATAGATGGAACTAATTCAAATTCTCTTATTATTAATCCGTCTTGTTTTGGATTCATTAATAAAGAAACATCTATATTATTATCTTCAAAATACTGAGCAATATCTTCAGGTCTTAAGATTTCAACTTGATTCGTTTTGTTATTTTCAAGTCGTACTTCAACAGATCCTCTAGTATTTGGATCTTTTTGTATTGGATATACAGTATAATCTTCTCCTAAATTTACTCTATAATTAGTTTGTATTGGATTTACAGCACTTCTTTTAATTTTTGGTATATAACTATCAAAAAGATTTTTAAACCTTTTATATGGAGATTGCGTATCTAAACTGAAGTCATTATTCTCTTCAATAATATTATTAGTTTCTTTTTCTATTTTAGATATAGAAGAAAGATTTGTGAAATATAAATTTATTCCTTTATCAGTCTCTTCAAATGCAACTGCTTTCTTTTCTCCAAATGCATCTACTATAAAATTAAATAGACCCGATCTTTCAGATATAGCAGTAGACGGCATTAAATAAACAATAGCACCAGCTTCAAAAGAATTATTTGGAATTATATTACTATTACCGTAATCATAAATTAAAATTTCACTTCCATTACTAATAAAGCCATATTTAGAGCCATCTATTTCTATTTGTTCTCCTATATTTTTAAAATCAGATATTTGATCTTGATTTATTGGCTTATTATTTGGTTCTTTAAAATCTAATTCATCACGTAATTCCTGAGCTTCGTTAGTTGAGGATGTTATTTGATTTGTGTTTAATTCACTTATAAATGATTCTATTTCTTTAACTATTTTAGAAGGAACTTCTTCCTGCATATTAAAATACAAAGATAAAAAAGATTTTTTATATTTACTAATATTTTTAGTTAAATTTTCGTTAAAAAATGCTAGTACATCTTTGTTGTTTAACATTAAAGGATTTTTAATTCCTTGTAGTAGATCCAAGATGTCTGAATCAGATAATTTTTGGGGATTTAATAATTTATCTGCCAAATATATATCTGCATCTTTTTGTTTTTCTTTTCTTATTTCATCTAATAGAACTTTATTTCCAGTATCTATTTTGAATCCTTTATAAAAATCAGATATGTATTTAGCTAAATTACCTTTAAAAAACCTATAAGCTAATTCTGCTTTATTAGCAATATTAGAATTTAATATAGCTTTAGCTAATATTGGATTAGGAACATCATTTGGAATATCTAATCCATTATTAATTCTATCTACTAAATCATTTACTTGTATTAAACTATCTTTATATTTTTGATATTCTTCTAAGTCTTGTAATTCTTGTTTTTTGGAATCTTCAGACATTTCTGAATTTTGAACATCTATCTTAGCGTCTTCAGTTGTTTGTTCGTTATTTACAACTTTTTTAGCGACAACGTCAGCAACAGAGAGATCTTGAATAGTTTCTGATATTTGTTCTGTCAATCCAGTTTGCCCTATTAAATTACCAATAACAGATTTTACTTGTATATCATTTAATAAAGTAGTAATATATGGTTCTATATCTATTTCAGATCTAACAGCTTCAAATAATTTTCTATCTTGTTCTGTTAATTGACTTAGCTTAGATTCAAATACATCTTTATATTTAGCATACTTCTTTTGTTTATATAATCTTTTTAAAATATTATATTGAAGTTGTTCAGATGTAATTGGATTTCCGATTAATCCTTTTGTGTTTCTGACTATTACTGGATCATTACTTTTAATTTGTTGTTCTTGATGTATTCGAATTAAATCATCTTCTAGATTTTGATTTATAAATTTATTGAATACTTCATTTACAGATAATAATAGCGCATTATAATTTGTTTTGGATTTATTTTCATCCTCAGAAACATTTTTAGAAATTTTATCTGGAAGATCTTTTTTAAGTTCATCAATTAATTCAGTAAATGTTTTACGAGTTAATTCATCTTGATTTTGATCTATATATGTCGATTGTATATCATCTAATTTAGATAATATATCTTCAACATTAGATATATTGCTGTTAGTTGCTAAATTGGAAACCAAATAAGATATTGCTTGTGTAATTGGCAGTTGATTTTCTATTTCAGAAAATGACATCTCATTTAATTCAATCTTTTCTATATTCTTATGAGCTTCTTCTGCTTTTTTAGCAAGAACACCTTCGGTTTCGTTATCAGCCACAATAGGACTTTCAACTGGTTCAGGAGTTTTGGTTTCTTCAGAACTTTCTACTGGAGTAGATTCAATAACTTCAGCATTTACATCAACAACATCTTCATTATCTACAACTTCGACATTTTCAGCCTCAGTCATAGCTTGCTCTTCATCTTCTGATAATTTTTCTTCAGCAATTTCTTTACCTTCTTTAGATGCTTTTTTAAGCTTATATCTATCAGATAAACGCTGTTTTAATTGATAAGCTGCAGGCAGTCCAACACCAACAGCAACTCCACCTATAGCACCAAGTATCGCCGCATCTATAATTTCTTTTTGAATTTCATCTTTATATAAATGGTCTGGAAGATCTAATTGTTTAATTAGCTCGTCTTTAGCTCTTAAAGAAGCAGATGTTTGCCATCCTTCTTCAAATCCTTCAGAAGATGTAACATACAATACCTTACTACCTTTATCAGCCATAAATTTAGTAAATCCATTTTTAGCTGATTGTATTCCTGTATTGCGCATTAAAGAATATACTTTATCAAACTGAAAATATTCAGGAAGCATAAGCATCATATTCTTTAAAGCTACTGTATTGATTTCTGAATTAGCCACAGAACCAAATCTATTTTTAAGCGTATCATATTTCTCAAAATTTTCCGCAATATTAATAGCTTCGTAATCTAAAGCTTCATTAAACGCAGCGAATTCTTCTGGAGACATTCTTTCAACGTCTAATCTAGATATTCCATTCTTTTGTAAATACTGATCATACGCTATATCATAAATCAGTTTTAAATCAATATCCTCTTCTAATGATAACTGGCCGTTTCTATGAAGGTCTAATTTTTTAACTAATCCATAACCATAAGTTTCTCTTAGTTGATCCATTGATTCGTTCATTTCCATCAACGTTTCAACAGATCTAGATCCAACCGTAGCAATAGCAGCTTCAACTTTTTGAGATATTTTAGCACCAGTTTCAAGAGCTGATAAGAATTGATTAGAATGCTTAAATGCATTTGCGATAGTAACTGCTTCATCTAATGTAGTAGCATTTGCAGCTTGTCTTACAATGGCTTCATTGGCTCCATGCTGACGCATTATTCTTAAAACAGCAGATCTTTTAGAGGCCTCACTTGCTGTCGCAGACATAACTCTATCTAACTTATTTGCAAATTTAAGACCTTCCTCAAATTTTCCAATCGCTCTACCAGCAATAGCTCCAACACCTTTACCAACTTTAGATAAAACCATACCTGGAATCATAATAGAAGCAGTAGAAGCGATAGAGCCAGAAGATTCTCCAAGCCATTTCAACCACGATGCTCTTCCATTTCCGTTTTGAATAGTCAGAAGTTTTTCAAAATTATCTGTAACTTGATTTAAATATTTAGCTACTGGATTTTGTTCAAAGTTCTCAGCGAAATCCCCCTTTGCAACATGATATATTGCAGATGGGATATCGGCTAATGTAGCTACGCCGGCAGCAACACCAACTGTAAGTTGTGTTCCTATTTTACCTAAAGACCTTAGAACATCTCCTCCAAAAGAAGTGTAATCATCTCTTCTTTTATTTAGATAATCTTTATCAAAAGCTAAATCTCCTTGAATACGACCGCCTTCTAATAAGTCAAAATCGACTCCTTGTGTTCCAAATCCAGATTCTGATTCAAATGGTATTGGTTCTTTTAAAGCGGCGTTAACTTTAGCTTGATATTCTCTAGCTAGATTGTTTTGTTCATTAGTTAATGATTGTCTAACAATATCTGGATTCTGCTGAATACGATCTAGATATTCACTTATCGCAGCTCCAGGTTTACTTCTATTTATTTTTGCCATTATTTATTAAATATTTGTCTAATGACTTCTGAATTTAATTTCGTAGCCATATCTTCAAAGTCATAATATCTAGGATTAGTTGAATCAACATAATAATTGTCAACTTCTCTACCATTAGGATCTATTTCTGTAATAGAAAATGTTGCTCTGCCATTTTGATCTAATCCATTATTTTCTATTATTAATCTATTGCCATTTGAAGCTACATCTACAAAACCAAATTTATCTTTGCCAATTCTAATTACTCTTCCTCCAGTAATTCTATTTAATTCATCTGGAGTTGGTGCTACCATAGCTGTAAATTTCTTAGTATTACCTTTCTTGTCTTTAGCAACAAAGTTAATTTGAAATTTATTCATAGCGGGTATAAATTGAGAATTTAAGATTGCAGAGCCCGGTTGATTCAATGCCTCTTGAATATCAATATCTTCTGTTGCATCTTTGCCATCAGCAGTAATCGTTACTTTTCTTTTTCCAGAATCTAAGAATATATTGTTGTATGTATCTTTTAATTCAGATTGTTTCCCAGTAATAGCTATTCCTGTCATTTCAACATTTCCTTTTTTGTCATACAAATTGTCTATAAATCCATTTAATTCTGGAATGTCGCCAAGAGTTTTGCCATTACTTAAAGCATCTACTATTTCTTCTCTAATAATATCATTGAATCCTAATTTTTCTTGATATTCATCTAAAACAGTATTGAATTCATTTGATGAAACTATTTCAGTAATATCGTTTCTAGACAGATCTTTAATATTAGAAGATATAGCTCCTAATCCAGATGAATAAGGGCTTCCTAATGTAGATTTTGTTGAAGGAAGAATAGATTTGAATTCTTTTAATAAATCATTATATATTTCATTTCTAAATTCATCTTTAGTTTTAAGAGCGCTATAATCTTTTCCTGAAAATACATTTCCTATTCTACCCCAAAATCCTTTTTTTAATTCTCCAGAATTAAATCTATTAATCATAGTATCCCCAACGACAATACCGTCAGAATTGCCTCCAGAATAAATATATTTAGGGAGGAATTTGAAGTCTTCCGATCTCTTATAGTTATTAATAGCCGTGGCATTAATAGCCGATCTAAAAGCTCTTTCCTGCATTTCTTCATTAGACATTCTATTAGGATTCACTTGACGCAATAGATTATTTTGTCTATACATAGCCTGAACTTCTGGGTCAGAATTAAAGTAATCTGTAAGAACAGCTCTTATTTTCTCAGGGCTTCTTTGTGTTGTTTCTGTCAACACTTGAAATGCCGCTGAATTTTCAGGAATACCATAAGCTATAGCCATTTGACGTATTTCAGCAGGAGATGCCCCTCTTTTAACACTAGCTTCAAACTTTTCTATTTTAGAAGCTGTATCTAATGCTAATTTTGCTAAATCAACTTCTTTGGATGGTACTATATCAGAAAAATCATAACCGTTTTTATAATTGTTTTTATAATTAAGCATAGCAAGATTTAACCAGTCTCTTTTAGTATCGCCAGAAATATCTTTGTTTTCTAGAATGCTTTTTTGTAAAGCCTGATAATTTTTCTTATCCATCATTCTCTGATATCCAATTCCTCCCGGAGAAAAGAATTGTTGATATTCAGCCCTCGCTTGTCTTAATTCATCTATTTCCATATCCCCTACTCCTTTATTAGTAAGTAGTCTACTGGACAAATCTTTAACCTTTGAGCCTATTCGATTTTCATATTCTTGTCTTGTGTCGTCTTCAGCTGGAGTTAAATAATCTCCGATATCTTGAATAGAACTTAATATGTTTCCATATAAAGCGTTTGTGTCAGCCTTCATTTTAATAGGGACTAACAACTGATCTACTGGCGTGGGGTTAAAATCTAATGTTTCAAATCCTTGTCTTACTGCCATGTTTATTTTCTTTTAATTTTACCACCATATTTTCTCTTAGTAGTTGTAGTTGCAACACTATTTGGAGACATTCCAGCTAACATAGAATATCTTCCATATATAGGAGCCATTCTTTGTGTGAAGTTTTTATTTCTTCTATCTTGTATTATTTGTCCTAAATTACCAAATAAACCACCAATAATAGAAGCTCGTGTGTCTTCATAATCTCTTCTAGCATCCATATATCTACTTTGATTATCTCTAATAATTTGTTGATTTTGCAATGCGTTTCTTTGAGCTGATTGATTATTATATTGATCTATAGCCATTTTAATTTGATTATCTCTATTCTCTACTTGCAAAGCAGTATCAGCCTTAGCATTTAACTGCCTAGCTCTTAAAGATCCTAAATTAGCCATTAAAGCACCTGGATTACTACCGGCTAAATTCCTTAAAGAATATTCTGCACTTCTAGCAGATCTGTCAATAGCATTAAATAATCTAGCTTTATTAGTTAATCTTGGATATAAAGTTCCAAATTGAGGTAATAAAGGAGTTGAATAATCAGCTCTGCTAGGAGCTTTATTCATACTTAATTTACTTAAATTACCAGCAATAGCATTAGTAGCTGCGGCTGTGTCTAACATTCTAGATTTTTTGTCTAAAGAATATTCTTCGTAACTTTCTTTTAATTTAGGGCTTAATCCAGTTAATTGTCTAATTTCAGAAGAAGAAACTTTGCTCCAATCAATATTACCATTTTCATCTATATAAGATGGTCTAGTATATCTGTTATAATTGCGTTCAGTAATATTATCTGGAGTTTTAATAGTTAATATATCTTCAAATAATCCAGAAGGGCCAAATTTTTCAACATCAGTTATAGATGTTGTTCTTGGTCTACTAACAGTAATTGAACTAGCTGGTTTACTTGATCTTTGGCCTATCCCGCTTGGATATCTATAATCACTTATTAAAAAAGAAGCGTTTTTAAATCTAGGATCATCATATTGCGACATTCCTATCAAACCACCTGGAGCAAATTGATTTTGAGGCATCATATCTTCGTTCTCTTGAACGATCGGTTGCTCTCCAATAGAATCTATTGTCTGCTCGTTTTGCGCGTCTAAAACGGCCTGATTTTCAATATTTGGATCTATTCCATTTGCAATCATTTCAGCATCTTTTTCAGCTTGTTTTAATTCTTCTTGAAGAGATGCTAATCTATCTAGAAATACTTGTTTAGTTTCTAGAGAGACCTTATCTTCTCTTTCTTTAAATTTATTATTAATTATTTCAGATGCTTTTGCAAATGTTTTTCCTTTTAATGCATTAGGTAGGTTGTACTCGGATTTAAGATCTATATCTTCAGGAAGTTTAATTCTATTAGAATACACAAAGTCTTTTAATATTGTTTCTCCTTGTTCTACTGTATTCATTGTTCCTTCTGCGTCAGTTCCCATTGGCACTCCGCCAATTGGATTTTCTTCATGTGTTCCACCTGATTCTATTCTAATTAGATCTTCGTTTGGATTAACGGTTTCGAGTTGACCTCCTTTAGCGTATATATTAGATCCTAATGAATCTGGATATATTTTATTTCCAACAGAATTATTAAAATTAGTAGCTTCGTTTATTGCTTCTTGTTGTTTTATTGCGCTTTTAGCAGCGAACTCTTTTAATTCTTTTTTTCTTTTAGCTCCCATGCTGAATATGCCGCCAATACCTTTTATTAAACCACCAGCAATACCTCCGACTACTGGAATTCCTTCAACTATTGATCCTACAGTATTGGCTATGCCACCTACTGTGTCTCCTGCTGCTATTTGTCCAATACCAGAAGCTAAGCCTCCTGTATTCACATTTCCTAATGCTTGGCCAACTCCAGATTGAACAAATGTTTTTGGTTGTATAAGGGCTTGTCCTTGTATTGGGTCTATTAATCCACCTCCGTCAAATTGATTTTGTTTTGGTTTTTTATGATTTTTAATTGTCTTTTTATTTATTTTATTCATTTATTAATAGAAGTTTAAATTTAGATTAGACGTAATATGATGTGTTCCATCAAATTGTAGTTTTATAAAAGCTTGAGGGGAAAATATTCTTCTCAATCCTTTTCTGTTATATTCGTCTAGATTTTTATCTCTTGGTACCGCTATTCTAAATATACTAAATTTATTTTTTATATTTAAAGAATTATCATCCGTAGATGAGGTTGCATCTTGATAATAATTTTTAATATTAAATAATCTAACGTTTGATTTTTTATATTCATCTAATTCTTGTTGGGTATATTCTACGACATCATATCTTATATAATTATTATTATTTGGATTTACTAAAAATTCTATGTATGGATTTTCTGAAAATAAATCTTTATTATATGGATATTTTATTTCATTTACAAAAGATCTATTTTGATTTACATTATTTTCATATCCAACAAAATGATCGTTTATAGTAAATAAATTATCAAACCTTTCAGAGTATCTAGATTCAAAAGACCCTAATAATTCAGAAAAAACAATACAATCTATTCCGTTTTCATATTTTATATATATATATAATTTTCTGGAAGTAGAATCGTAAAAACATTTAGCACTATCATTTACATTATTATTGAAATAAGTATATAATCCTTTGGTTAAAGATAATTCTTCATTTCCTCTCATTAAATTAAATAGTGCGTTTTTATTTGAATCTATATAATATAGATTATCAAATCCTCCAGAAATAGCATATATGTTAGATGCACCTGAATTTGTAGACACCATTTCAAATCTATCAAAATACTGACCAGTTCCAAGTTGAATATCTATACTATCAGTCGTATTTATCATTACTCTAGGTTGAACCGAAATAAATGCAACACCGTTTTTTTGAAATCCAAATAACTTTCCATTATGATTAATAATTCTTGTTAAATCTCCATAAATTTGATCTAAAGATAATGTTTCATTAACTGGAAATATCATCCAATTATCAATATTTTCTCCATATATCTTTACATTTGAAGCGTTTAATTTAGTTGGATAATTAAATATTAAATTTTCGAAATTTGAACTAACATATTCTCTTATATTATATTGATTATAAATAGATGATGAAATATTTAATACTTCTTTATCATCATATTTTATTGAAGATAAACAAAAATTATTATAATCTCTATTTATTGACTCGTTTGCTGATTCAAATAATTTTTTAGTTGTAGCAAATAAATCTCCTCTATCATAATCTGAGATTCTCATTGGAACATCTACTAATGTAACAAATTCATTATGCCTTAAAATACCGGCATTTGTATTTGTTATTGGTAAATCTTGACCACCATCATTATTACACCACACTCTAGGAATTGTAAATGTGCCATAAGACATATCTCCTGTGCATTTAGCGATTTCTAATAAATCTATTCTTGATGGTTTATTAGAACATATTATATATTTATTATTAATTTTATTTAAATATGTATTACCTCCATATTGATTTTTAAGATCGTTTTTTAACTGAAATAATATTTGATATCTAGTTCTATCCTTTATTTCAGATGGTATTGATGAATCTTTTCTAGATAACCAACTTCTACAATCATTAAAATTATAATCAAATGATGTTGCTATTGTATTTGCATAATGACAATCTAATTGCATGTATTGTATTTGACATGTGTCTGGCAAATTACTTGATATTGTTTTTGTCCAAGGTACTATATAGAAATCGGCTAATTTCCCAGCATTACTAATTCTTTTGCCATCATATATTATATATTCACCATCATTTTCGTATTGTATAAAGTCTGGTATTATTAAATACGGATCTGGTTGCCGATAATTTGTTCGATACATTCTTAAATTAGATTGATTATAAACACCATAATATTGTCTTACAAAAAACGATGATTTATATCCATAGTTTTGAACTATATTGTCAATATATAGAGTTTGATCAAATTTATTTGTTGCATTTGAAGATGGGCAAAATAATGTGCTAGTTACATATGAGTTATTTAATGCTCTATAATTAAATCCTACCACTTCATTGTCATTCTTTGGAACCGTATAATTATCTCCATAACCATTTCTAAATGGATATAAATAACCATTTACACCAGATACACTATTTTCAATTGATCCAGCTGTTAAATCCGTATAATCTCCATCAATTCCGTTATACGGAGCACCGTTTATGTGTGTTTTGTTTGGATATCTTGTTGTATTGGTATCGTTTATTAGTAATAATATTGGTCTTAATGAATAAAAATCAGTTATTTTTCCAGTAGAAATAGATGGTGAATATAAATAAGAATATGGTTGTTTTGTTGGCTTTTTGTAATTTATTATCACCCCAGGATCTCCCCATTCTCTTACATTACACTGATCCCAATCAAATCCATAATCATTATCAACACTTAATCTTCCTCCTCTACAACAAAAATTGGAGTTATAAATAGTCATTGTATTTCCACTAACAGATCTTATTTCAGGATCTTCTAGATTAACAAATACAATATCTTTCATTATTTGATATGGAAGACAAATAGCTGTATCTGACACTGATATTTGAGGGTCTTCAAAATCTTTGTCTATTATATAATTTGCTGTAGCTTTACAATTTAAATCAGGACCGCTTTCTAATACATAATTAGAGACACCTGGTTCTATTGTTGATTTTAAATTAACATTTTTATTTTCAAATCCAGGAACACATATTGCAAAATCTACTATTTTACTATTTTGCTGATCTCTTTTAACATAACATATGTCAAAATATTCTATTTCGTTTTTATTAAGAATATCTAATTGTTCTTGAATTCCTGTTAATTTAAAGCTTGCTTTATATAATAAATTATCAAAAGGAGCTTGTTGTAAATTATATAAATTAGAAGGAGAATTAATCAGTAAAGAATTATATTCAGGAAACGTATAATCACAAATCCATTTTACAGGACTTCTATTCATATATTTATCATAGAATATTATTCCGAATCTATATGTTTCTCCAGACACAAACGTACATTCTTCATTCGTTGAACTACCTCCTTCAACTGTCATTATTATATTTTTACCAGCAGCTCCTAGATATTTACGTCCATCATCTCCGTTATACACTTGTAAAAACAACTCCTTACCATCTAAATCTAATATGCAATTTGAATCTTCAGGTACAGAATCATAATTATTAGATGGATCATTATATGGAACGTCTTTATTTATTTCTATTGATATGTCATCTTTTGATAGATTATAATAAACTCCATTTTCACTTAAATTATCAGCATTTAAAGATCTATCCGAAACATCATTAACTGTATAATTAAATATATATGAATATGCTCGTGTATCAAAATCTTTTAGAAATTCAAAATTAGAATAAGTATTTATATTACCGACAACTAATCTATTGTAAATTGAATCTATTGTTTTAGGAATTAATATATTTTTAAATAAAGAATTAAATTCTTCTAATGAAATTTCTTGAAGAAATGATCTTCCGTCGTCGTTTAATATTATATTGTCTAAATTAGAAAGATTTTGTTCTAATATTAATTGAACAGAAGTGTCCTCGTTTAAATATTTTATTCTATATAAATTTATCTTTTCTATATTAGATTCTAAATTTCTAATAAATAAAGATATTTGAATAAAATATTTATTAACCATTTCTCTATTTATTATTATCTTTTTAGATAAAAAAGACGGGTTTGTTGTAACTCCATTTTTTGTTAATCCAATAATAAAATATTGATATTCTCCATATCCTAAAGATGAATCACCTTGTATTGCTTCTGTTTGAATGTCTAAATCTCCATTTGGATCTACAAAAAAATCCCTCGGATTGCTTAATGATATTTCTTCTATATAAAAATCATTATTAACATCTTTATTTAGAACGATTAACCCAACTTGATTTTTCCCATCTACAAAATAAATTTTATCTTTATTATTTTCAACTATAGAAACTGAATCTATATAATCTCCAAGTGTTATTCCGGAAAGATTTAATTGTAACAACTCATTTTGAGCAACAATTTCTTTATTTTCATTTTCATATAAAACTAATAAATAACATTCTTGAGAATTATCTTCTTTGATTTTTCTAATAAACAAAACAGCTCCGTCTCTTATATTCGATTGTCCTACTATTTTAACTTCTGATGTTTGATCGTAAATACTCGATATTGGATTGTCAATTATATATTTTCCTCTTGTATTTGTTATACATAAATTAGAACCATTATTAACTATATCTATATTCATAGCATCATAATATTGATTTGGACTTCTTTTATCGAATCCCAAATCTTTATTCATGCCTTCTGAATATCCTAAATTTAATTTAGCCATTTAAAATTAATGTTTTATATTATATTCAAATATATTGCCAGATGAATTACCGTTAGCTCCCCAAGATGGTGCGGAATTCAATGCTTGGCCATATGTATCAAATGTTCCATCAACAGCTCCTCTGCCACGAGCAGTTCCTCTGGCTGGTATTAATGTAAACATGGTTCTAGCTATCATATCTGCTTTTTCAGGAGATAATTGAGCTAAGCTGTTTTGTGCTTTACCAGCGTACCAAGCATATTCTTGTTTTGCTCTATTTAAAGCATTTTGTATTCCTCCATTATATCCATCTATATCAGCTAAGATAGTATAATATTGTACTTTAATATAATTTTCTAATGCAGATAAAAAGTTCTCTTCGTTAGGAATGATAGGAAACCCCTCGTCGTCTAATCTCAGCATGCTAACATATACTCTAACATGTCCTTTTTCTACATTAAAAATTATTCTATTATTATCTACTTTATATTCAATGTCTCGTCTTGTAATTCCTATTTGCGGATAATCAAACAAAGCTTGATCATCTTGTTCTGCCGACATGTCAACCTTAAAGTCTCTTTTATCAGGTTTATCAGGGTTGATTTCATACACTCTAGATACTGCAAAAGTTCCTTTTGGAAGTGGCGCAATATGATTTATTATAGGTAATTCAATGACTGTATCATCTAAAATAAATGGAGAACCCATAAGCCGACAAAATTGCATCGTGTAACTTGCAATCTGTTGCTCATCTAGATTCTCCATTAATTTATTTCTATATAATCTTACGATGATTTCCTTGAATGTAGTATAAACTAATTCGTTGTTCATTTATTATTATTTTTTACATATATAAGTTTCTTTAATATCACAATTAAGAAATCCATTATTTTCTTTAAGATGATTAGCTAACTTCTTTTTTATTGTTTGACTTGGGAAAAATCTTATTAAAGATCTTCCAGAATCAAACCTGTTAGGTATTCTGTATTTTATTCTATATACATAACCACCTGTATGGTCATTAGTATGTCTTATTAATATCTTTTTCTTTTTAGCATTCTCATCTTCTTTCCATAACTTATTCGTTTCAAACCAGTCTACAGGATAAAACATTCTCTGCTCTCCTTTGTAGTTACTTATCACTTTACATTTATGTTTCATTAAATATACTTCACCAGAATTAAATGGCAATCGAATTCTATAGTTTGGTTTAAACAACTCTTCTATAAGTCGTTCTAAAAAATCAGATACTATATTAGAATATTCAGTTTCATATAATCCTTTTGTTTTACCAAATTTAATTCTATAATATTTAAAGAAATCTTTATGGTTTAAAGTTTCATCCTTAGACTTGTTTTTGAATAGATCCTGGAATGTCTGGTTTTCCATCGTTCAATTTATCTTCTGGAATATTAATTCCGTTAATTAATTCATTTAATATATCTTTATATATAAGATCAGCGTCGCCATAAGATAAAGGATAATTTTTATCTATGTTTTCATCAAATTCTTTAAGCTGTTCTGTATCTTCAAAACACGCTCTAAGAATAACTTGTTGTAGTCTTTGAAATGCTACATCTTCAGAAACAACATAAAGATAATTATCATAATCTATGTAGGACATTGGTCTTACAAAGTTTTCATATTGATAATATGAAGAAAGTTTTCTTGTTGTAAATCTAAACGGCCTTCCTATTTGATCTATTGGAGATACAGAATCTACCAATAAGCCATTAAATACTACATTAATTATTTTAGGAACAGGTTTTGTGCTTTTTAAAAGCAATTGACCTAAAGGCCTATCTACTCTTTCTAAATCCAATGTAATATTAGAAAACCATTCATGGCTAGGAATAGAAGTAGATTGCTTCATTTTTTCTTTAATTAAAGCAACTCTTTTATCTTCTATTAATTGTTTTATATAAAGATCTGGATATTTGTAATCGTCTGAATAATCCCTAAGATATTCTTTTATTGCGTATATTAATTTTGTAATATCCATTTATTTTCAATTTTGCAAATATACAATATTTTTTTTAATTATGCAAGAACTTTAACATTTATTTTCGTTTTCTCTTGCCTATTGTTATTTTTTCCATGTATAAAACTTTACTATATGGATTATAATTTACAATATCTACATAATAATCCCATTTACCATATCTTATAAACAAGAATTTTTTAGGTCTTTCTTTATAGCCAACGATAGATAATGAATCTATTACGTTTAATTTCAAATCATAATCTTCAGGGTATATATTTAAATCTAAATTAACCCAATGATTATGTATTCCTATTTTTCTTAATGAATCAGATACGTATATTAATGAATCTTTTGTAATATATTCTATTTCAGTTTTTACATGACTTATTGATTCCGCTGTTTTTAATCTGATTTTCAAATCTTTGATTAATTCTAGATCAGCTTTTCTAAAGTCCTTCATTTCTGATAAAGTATAATTCAATTCTTTTATTTCAGAAACATTAATACTATCTCTAATTTTATAATTACGAATAGTATCATTTAAGACATATTCATTTTTAGTTAATCTAGTATTTTCATCTTTAGCTTTCTTTATAGTATTACCCATTATAAAGATAACTCCACATAAAATCGCTATTGTTATTATTAAATATTTTTTCATTTTTCTATAGTTATTTCTATGTCTTTTTTATCCTTTAATAATTCAACTAATTTTTCTTCATATGGAGTAGAGTTTAGGACCATTCCTTTAACTTTGTTTTCTCCAACTAAAATACAACCAGAAGTATCTTTAACACTGTTACCTCTATGAATTAATATTCCATCAAACATAGGAACATTTAATAATCTTGGTAATACTCTTTTAAATTTAGGAGAAAAATTAACAATTACCTCATATGTACCATATGGAATTGCTGTTTCATTAGGAATTTTAACGCCCTCTGGCCTAACGGGATTTTCAAGAGTATCACAGAAATATACACCATCAACATATAATTTGCCAATGGTGTATGTCTCTGCGAAAAACTCCCTTTTAACTAGAAGTTTTATCATTTGGTATCGGTATTTCAGGAAACAATTTTTTATATCTCTCTATTACGGGACAATTATAGCCGTTTATAATATGTTCGCATATCCCACTAATATCTAATGCGGATTGTAGCTTTTCAGAATATTCTTCTAAATCGAATCTATCTTTAAAACAACTTTTAAGATCTATACTAGATTTTAAAATTTCAGACTCTAATGTTTTAATTTTATTTTGTAAATCAGCTATTTCTTGTTTCTGACTACTCATTGTTTCTTTTAAAACATTGATAGATTCTTTTAAGTTCTTAATTGCTACACTATCTGCCTCTTCTTCAGTTTGTTTTTTATAGCTCTTACTAGTTAATACAAATTTAGCAAGAGAGATTAACCCTGCTATTCCACCAACCGCACCAAAAATTGATAGAATAGTTGTTATCATTTTTTATTTTTTACTTCACCATCTTTCTTTATTTTCTTTACAATATCATCTATATGATACCATAAAGTCCCGCCTCCTATTAGTACAAATAGTACTACCATAGGAACTTCGCTCCATGCATATGCTATAGCATTCGCTGTTAAAGCAAGAAAAGCAATAGAATAAAATATCTCTAATGCGGCTTGCGTCATTAGATTAAAAGATTTGAATTTATTTATAAACCAATTCATTTTTATATTATTTTTTATGATACTCCAGTACATACATAACCAGGAGTCTGAGATGTACCGCTTAAATTAACATTAGATATTTCTCCAGTTATTAAATCGGGATTCTTCATATACGAATCGCCAGTAGATGTTAATATTTGTAATTCTGATGTTTCTCCACTAATTATACCATTAACTGAACAAATATCAAAATCCCCATCTGATTTTGTAACTTCAAGTTCGCCAGAAATAGAAGTTCTTGGTGTTGGATTAGATTGAAGTAATATCAATTTCCATGTTGTATTATCACCATCTATAGACAATGGCATAAGCGAACCAACCGTAACATGATATTCTATAATTCCGGCTTGTTGTACAACTAGATAAAATTCTTTATATGTATCTGTTCCCGCACCACCATTAACATCATTTTCAGCAGTATTATAATATCCTCTTACCCTAAGTTTGCCACCTCTGGAAGCTCCTGTATTTTGCGAAAATGTACAAATTAATGATGTTGTACATCTTTGAACAGCCCCTGGATCTCCTACGATATCGTTATTGTTTGTCCATGTTCCAGTTCCAGACACTTTTCCTGTCCATGAATTCGAACTAGGAAAATTTAGTGTCAATGGAAATGAGCTTGTATCAACTTGTACAATTTCTATTTTCTTAAAATTAACATCAAAATTAAATGTTGCAGAAGTAACTGTGCGCCCAACATTAACAGTTATAATCTGTCCAGCAGAATTTATATTTGTATTGTTAATATAACTATATACGCCATATCCATATTGTTTCACCGTTACATTTTTAGAAATAGTAGGCGATCCTGCTGTTGATACAATGGTGGAAGTAGTACTCCTTGCCTTACGACCATATAAAAAATCTGTTGTATAAGTCACTACACCAGAATTACTACCAGATGCTGGAGTATATTTTAACCAACTTTCAGCCATAATTTATTTTATTAAGAAACAGTCCAACTTGTATTAGCTGTTACGTTTACTTTACCCTCATCACCAGAAGCGGTGCCAGATGCTGGAAGCGTAATAGTGGTCGGAGATACATCCAACATTACATCACCAGCTGCTTGATTAATAGTTGCTTCAGCTGCAGCACCAGAATTAGGAGTAGCTACAATAACACAAGATTTTGTGTCTATAGTTATATTAGCTGGAATAACAATTCCAATACTAAAACTAAATTGAGCAGTAGAACCAGGGTCTCCAGATATGACAGCTCCATTATTTATTGTGTTAGAATTAGCAGTGTATGTAGTAGGAATTGTAGCTACAATAGATCCGCCAGATTTCAAACTAAATGTAATTTTAGATGAATTAGACGTTCCAGTCATAGTAACAGTTCCTCCGCTTTTAGTAGCTGAATAAGACGACTGCGCCCATCTTACAAATTCTGCCGCTCCTGATTGTGTTGCAGAATAAGTTGCTGTTTTTGTTCCTCCATTAGTAGTTGTAAAAACAATAGATCCTGTTCTTTGTGCTCTTCCTGTATGTGCCGCAGCAGTTATAGAAACTGACTGATCTCCAGTGCCGGAAGGAATATTAACTGTGAGCCATGTATTGCCCGAATTGCTAGAAGACCAAGGCGCATTTGATCTCACTGTAATTGTATTTTTGCTTCCAGCAGCAGTAAATGTTCCAGACGTTGGAGTTAAAGACATAGTAGCTTCTCCAGCCGCTTGAGTAAATACAATATTTTTAACAAGTCCGGCACCACCAGCTCCTGCTGTCAATGTAATAGTTCCAGTTCTTGTAGATATTGTTGGATTAGCAGTAAAGGTAACAACACCAGAAAAATTAAATTGAGCACTAGCGCCAGGATCATCCGGTATATTTGCGTTGTTTGTTGCCGAAGCTCCATTTGCTGTATAAGAGGAAGGGGCTGTTGGCGACAAGGAACCTGGTGTTGATACAGTCCAATTAATTTTAGCTGTATTAGATTGTCCACTTACTGTATATTGAGTATCGTTAGCTCCAACAGAAGCGGTTCCAGACACCGTAATAAACTCTGGGGCAGCAGTTTGATTAACTGTATATGTTTTAGCGTTACCAACAGAAGGAGAAACAGTAACTATAGTTGTTCTAGCAACTCTACCCGTGTGAGTTTGTGCTGTATTAGTAATAGTGCCATTGCCACTTCCAGACAATGGCGTAGGTGTTAACCAAGAATCATATGCCATTTTATTCGTATTTAATATTAAACCCCTCGAAATTTGTTAATTGTTCTGGGATAGATTGTCTTTCTTTAAGATATATATCAATAGAAATTGCCTTAAGTTCTGGAAGATTAATATTTTCTAATACTTCTTTTGTGTAAGCAAATGTTCTTCCTTTTAAGATTCCATCTGGATCATATGCTATATATCTATTCTTATCGTCTCTATAGACGTTTACATTTATTTTCATTTTACGTTCCAGTCAATATTAGTGTTTACTTTAACATATTTTTCATATATGTCATTGAATCCAAAATTTAATTCTATTGGATTTATATCGAAATGAACTATACTTCCATCATATATTTTTTCTAAAGCTTCTTCATCGATTCCATTTCTTTTAATACATTTAGAGATTTTATTATATTCAAAAAATTGTCTAACGTATTCTTTTTCTTCTTCGTTTTCAGCTTTATCAATAAAATATTTTAAGAAAAAAACATAATAGAACGCAGCTAGATATGTAGACACATCTAATTTAGAAATATATTTTCCATATACTTTTCTAATTTCTATAGATCTATTTACTATACCATCTAAATAATACGAATAGTAATGATTACATTCTAATACATATTTAGAAAAAAGCATTAATTCTATATCTGTGAAATCTTTTATTAATGAATTTAATAGTTCATATATATTTATAGACGAATTATATTTAAGCACCATACAGTTTTGATTGTCTTTACAACATTCGTCGCATAATATAAATCTGGAATAATCAATTAAACTCTGGAGCTTATCTTTAGGTAATTCAGTCATTTTATACATTTATTAAAAAAATATTTCATCAAAATTTGATTTTATATCATAATTTATATTGGCAATTATACTTTTAGAAGCAAATTTTTTATTGTTTTTATATTTTTTGTTTATAATCCACGCATCTGGATTTTCAACAGTTGCTATAAGTAAATTATTTTCAACTTTTATATTCATAATAAATAATTTTATTTATTCTTTTTTATACCCAGGAGTAGAAACTGTTATTCTAAAATCATCAATATAATTGTCATTATTTAAATTATTTTCAGATGATTCTTCTGTTTGTTTATCATCATTTGAGTCTAATTGATTTGCAGATCCAGAATCTGAAGATAACGGAATCTTATTCCATGAAGAATTAGAATATTTATAAACTTCTGCAACAGATCCTGCATTTGTAATTAATCCTATTGAATTATTTGGTACATTAGTTAATGCATTCAATTCTGCTAATGATGCTTTTTCATAATTCGTTGGAACGGAAATATTTATTTCAGCATTTTTTATTCCGTCATATTGAAGAGGATCGTCTATCCAAGTAAAAAAGTCTAAATTTATATTTACTAATCCATTTTGAGTAATAGAAGTCAGATGATCTTCTGATTTTGAATCAACAAGACTTATTTGATCGTTAATAGATTTAGAAAATGGTGTTGCAATTGGTCCTTCTTCTATTTTTACGTCTCTTATTTCTATCCAATCATCATTTATTTCTCCTGTTGGATTTCTTGTAATGAATACAAGTCCATTCCTACAAGAAGATTTTAATGGAGTAAATGTAATTGTTTTATTTATGAAACTAAAAGGAAATGTATTAACTTCAACCCAATCCATAACCACATCATCATCATTTCCCGGATCTCTAATTCCAACTTGTCTTATAAGACCATCATTAGATTTTATCCGAAAAGATATAGTATATTTTTTAGTTGTATCAAAATTAAAATTATTAGAATCTGAAACTGATTTATTTTGAACACAAGACCAAATACTTGTTTTAGATGATTCTGCTCTAATTATGCCATTAGATATAGTTATTACTTCATCATAAGGACCAGACCAAAACGATGAATTATCAGAATAATCATGTAAATTATTATAAGATAACAAATTTTCTCCACCATTAAGAACAGCTGTATTTACAACAACTTCATCTAACCCGATTTTACCTTCATCTGGAGTAATTGTAGTTTGTCCGTTTTGTGTTATATTTACAGTTTTTGTTTGTAATTCTAAAGGACTTAGATCTATAGTAACTTTAGATAACGCATCTGCGCCCTCATCTGGAGTAATTTCTATTGTTGAAGGAGTTAATGAATTTGCAAATTCTGTTTTTTCTTGCAAAATAATATCTTTTGAAATGTTTTCCCAAGAATCATTATATTCGTAAACTTGTGATACTTTATTTTCAACATTATTTGTTGAACATTTCATCCATTTATTTAGTTGAAGATAATTATCTACAGATTCAGATGTTAATGATCCATCGTCAAAGTTAAATATATAGAATGTATCTAATATTACAGAACTAAATTCTACATAATTAGTTATCCATGAAAAATTTAATCCATCAGTTTTAAATATTTTAATAACTCCTTCTTTAAGAAATATTTCATCTGATGGTATAGAACTATCATTACTTAATAAATAATAATTATCAGATTTATTTACTATAACATAAATAGATGCTCCTGCAATGATAAAAGAAATACTGTTTGATGGTAAGTATAAAGCATTATTTTTAAATATCTCAGATTCTTTCCCGCTATTAGATACGAAAATAAATTTACCAGTAGCTATAGCTTGTATTACGTTTAATAAGTTAAACGATGTGTCAAATAATAAAGCGTTTGTTTCTATTCCTGGAGTAAAAGGTTCAAATACATTTTCTTCCTCCTGTATTAAACCTATAGTTCCATTTAATACATTATCTGTAGGTAATATATCAAAAGAATTAGTTTTTACAAAGGTTGGTACAACAGAAGAAATATTTATACTAGATAATCCGTCATATCCAGAGTCTGGAAGTATTTCAACATTTCCATTCTGCGTTATTGAAACATTTTTTTTCTGTAATTTTATGTCTCCATTATTTATAGTTACTCTGCTCCATGGCTTTGCTATAATGCATGTTCCTATGCCCATGATATTAAAAGTTAAAAAATAAGGGGAGAATCTGATGAATAATCAACAGACGCCCCCCAGATTTTAATTAAACAAAATATAAATTATGATACTAAATTTCTATTATGATATATTAGTCGGAAGGCTTGTCTTAAGAATTGTATTAATAGCTCCCGTCAAAGCATTTTTATTTGCAGCTGCAATTGTAGAATCAATTGCCAATATATAAGTTGTTGGGACAACTGTTTCTTCAGTAACGAATTCACGAGCTTCATAGTAGATAGTAAGCATGTCGTATGTGCCAGCTGCATTTGCAAGCAATTCCGGCTGGAATGCTTCAAGACCAGCGGCCCAAGGACGATCGGGAATACTATAACCATATGTAAATTCTTCAAGCTCTGCTACAGCTTTACCTACACCCTGTCCGGTTGTTGCACCAGTATGAGATGTTTTGGTGATATTTACTACTTCAGTAACCTTAAATGTAGTTTGCTTATATGGTTTCTGATACAAATTCCAATTCTTATCTCCAGCTTTTAGAGTTATAACGGCACCTGCGGCGCTAGCCACAATAGGTGCATCAAATTGAGTTGATACAGAAACATTAAATGCATTAGCCAAAGCAGTTGCTATCTGAGCGGCTGTTTCTCCACCATCTGCCGTATAAGCAGCCATTGGGAATACAGCATTTACAGATGAAGGAACAGATCCAGGATTCTGCATTACTATAAATGAGAAGTAATCTCCAGCTGCAGCATTAACCGCAGAATTTGGAATAACTACAGTTAAAGTATCTACTTGATTAACCGGAGCTACATACTTCTTATATGTTGCTTCTTTAACCCATTCAGGTCTTATAACGTTAGAAGCAAGAGTTGAATCCCCGATCTTATAAACGATATAACCACCTTTTGGATCACCTTTTAAATTATCTCCATCATATTCTAAAATACCAGCAGAATTAAATATATAACCCTGTCCAGATGTAAGGTCTTCTGCTTTAACAACAGAAGTTTTAGACAATAGAGGAAGACTAGTTACAACATATGTTCTTGTTGTGTTTTTACTAATATCCATTATTATTTTTAATTATTTGTTTGTCTTGTTAACATTGTTTGTTGAGCTATTGTAACAGCAGTTTCTACTATGTTATACCAAACTGTTTTATCTAAATCACAAGTATTGTTTTCCAGATCAATACTAGATGGAAGATCTACAAATGACCATTCATATACTATTTTTATATTAGAAGACATATCTTTTGTAAGTTTTTCATACGAATTATTTACAAACAACTCATCTTTACATCTATAAGCAAATCTAGTATCTGGAATTCTAAATGGATTTAATTTTAAAAATTGATATTTGTAGTCAAAATTAACTGGTATTACATTAATAACTCTTTTAATTTCTTTTCCACTTACTGGTGTAAAAACAACAGTAACTGTTTCGTAAACTATATTTTTATCTTTAACAGGTTCATACGGATCTATTGGAAATACATTTACTTTATCATTAACATCAGAAACAACTCTAGATGAACTAATCAAATATTGTTGTAAAGTCATGTTGTCGATAAGTACATTGTTACTTTTGTTAATCAGTTTATCTAAAACTAATCTAGCCTTTTCATTTCCGTCAAAAGCTGTAACAAACATTTCCCAGACCTTTATTTGAGCTTGATCTAAGAAAATTTGTATTTCCTCTTGTTCAAGACCAGGAGCGTTATTTGCATTTTGAGAATATAACAACTCAAAGGTTTCTAGGAAATTAAATTCATCCATTATCTTCTGTTATTAAGAGTTTGTAATCTGTCTTTTAAAGGAAGGACTACTGGTTGGTTTTTCTTGTCTTTTAAGAAATTTATAGCATTTTCATATGTGGCTTGTTCATTGTCAGCGGCAAGCGCTATTCCATCAATCGTAATATATAGACCATGTTTAAGAACCACAAGGCCATTATTTACCAACGCACCAAGCAATGCTTTATATTTAAAATCTTTATCTTTTACAATCTCAAGGAAATTCTTAGGATTGGATTCAACCATTTCCATAAGAGTTGTCTTGAGCCATTCTGTCTTACATGAATTAAGAGTAATCTTTTTATTAATTGCCAGTAACACATCAAGCATATCTTCTTTTTCTTGAGATATTTGATAGTATTTAGCATAAGCTTCCGCTTTCACATCGGCTTCTTTAGATCTCTCTATATTAATTTCGTCTTCACGAACCATGTAGTATTTAATACTAGCCACGCGATTACGTCCCTTATATGAGGGAGCAACCAGATCTGGATATTGAAGAAGAATTTTGTATCTAATATAGTCCATTGGCTGGGCCAAATCTAGTGTTACATCAGCCTTTTTAAGCATTACATAACATCTATCCCAAAATTCATTTTCATGCTCTGAAAGACCACCTTCTTCAAGATTCAACATCTTTTCAAGAGCTTCTCTTTCTTCTTGAGAGTCAAATGGAGATACAACAGATTGAATATCATGCGGAGACATCTTCGCACATAATCTATCCATTGTACCATCCAACTTGCCTCCATATAATACATGGTCTTTATCAATACCAGGAATTTCTTTAAATAAAAATTTTACAGTAACCTTACTTTTAGGTAATTCAAATTTAGTATCACTCATTATTTTATATTTTTATTACAGTAGTATAGAAGGAATAAGAGTAGCTGTTCTAGAAGGATCTTTAACTACAGCAGCGAAGTTCGTCATACGAGAGAACGTTGCAGAGTCTTCATCCTGGCCAGCGTTCTGGTTGTTAATAGCCCCAGTAAACGGATTACGGAAACCGAAGCGATACATAACTAGATCTTCCCAATTACCACCTTGTACTTTCTGAATATTAGGATCTGTCTTGTCGCCTATATAAAGAATATCCATACGATGAGATTCAGCAAGAGAGCCATCAGACATATAAATCTTATTTCTCTCACGATCATCATACATGGGATCGACGTTCAAAGTCAGATGAATATTATTAGGTCCAAGCCATTCAGTGAACTGAACACCGGCTTTCATGGCGTTCTGATGCAGTTCAGACTGAGTCTTAGCATATACGGGAGGGTTGAACGGAGTCAAATCTCTCCAATATGTAGCAGCGGCAGCAACTTCACGGTTGAAGTCAATAGCTCCAAATTCACCTGTATTCAAAATGAATTTACGTTCAGGGAATCCCATACGACCAGCTACCATAGCCATCAGCAAGTCTTCCAACATTCTCAGAGAGAACTTATTCATAGCAAACATGTTAGATACAGACATCTGTTCACGAATACCGGAACCTGCCTTAATTTCATAATTGCTCTTTCCAAGATTGTGGAAGCGACCTTTATCATCGCGGTTTGTTCTACCAAACAGCAATGCTTTAGCCTTCATTTGCTGGAATTCTACGTTAGCTTTCCATTCTACCAGGCCCATCCATGTGTTGAATGTCTTAACTTCAGTACCAGTCATATCAGTGATAGGAATCTGGATGTCATAAGCTACCTTAAAGTCAGCAGCATTACCGGGAACTTTAATAGTTTGACGGATATGCGTAAAGCTATTACGCATTGAGGTGCTGGATGTGTAGCTAATATCACCGCCTTTGATAGACATGGCCTCTTCAACAGGAGAATAATCTTTAGAGAACAACTTTCCTGCTACAAGTTCAGCTCCAGGCATGCCCTGCGGTATATTACCAAACAGCTTAACTGAGTAAACAAAGTTCATTCCCTCCTGACGAGGTTCAGCAAGAATTTGCAATGGATATTGCTCATTCTTTTCACCTACGATAACATAGGTATCAGAGAAATACTTTTCACCGAAAACAAGCTCAAACTCACTCCAGTTTGCGCCTACGTTTTCATCATCAGCTTCTACAACAGCACCTTTATATCTTGCTTCTACAAGCGGAATATTGCGAGTGCTAGTACCAATTAGGTTCCAGTAGAAATCATCAGTAGTCTCTTTCTTAATTGTTGGAAATTGACTCAGATAGGTATCAAGATTCTGATAGCCAGACTGAGACAAAATTTTAGTGAAAATAGGAGTCAGCAACTGAGGTCTGCTCCCAAATACGTTACCGAAATAGTTTTTATCTGTAAAACCAGACCACGATTTCGCTTCACGCATTACCATTGAAGGTGTTCCTATTAATGCCATTTTTTAAATAAATGTTTATTTGTGTTATTTGTTTTTATATTCTATCTAGAAAACTAAAATCTTTATCTTCGTTTTTAGATGCTCCTTTCTTTTTTAGAATGTCACTAAGTTTCGTAGCTTCTTTTGTTTGAATTGTTTTAGAAATATTTTTAAAATCCCTAAAACCATTTGTCAATTCATAGAATAAAGCAACCCTTGCTTCAAAATCAATAGGATCCTCCATTCTATCCTTAGCAATCTTATTATATTGGTTGCCATAGTCATCTACGCCAACTGGTTTAGTAAGTGTTTCAAAAGCTCTATTTCTTACTCCTTCAGAAATTTTCATATTATCTATTTTTTCAATAGACTTAATTTTTCCCTGAATACTTTCAATAGTCTTTTGCATTTCTTTGATTTGTTCTTGCTGTAATCTTTCGTTCTCTTTTTTCTGTCTTTCAAGATATGTTGCAGCTTCTTCTTTTAGTTTATTCAACGCATCCGTTGTCTTTTCTATGGCTGTACTAGAATCGTTAATTACAGAAGCCAAATCTTTAGCTTCTTTTTCGTCCATTCCTTTAGAAAGGTAGAATTTTGTCAAGATATTTTCTCTTAAAGATGATTTTGTTTCAATATCCTCTATTGAAATGCTTGAATAATCAGCAATATCTTTTTGATTAAGAATAATATCTTCTTCTGGAATTCCATTTCTAAAAGCTTCTAATACGATTTTTTGTTGTTCTGTTAAATCTTTGAATTCATTAGCCCTTATCGATTCTTGAAATGCTTCATACAAATCATCTTCGGACTTAATATTTTCATAAGAATCTAAGATTCCTTTTTTATACAATTCATTAGCAAACTGATTGAAAAGAAGTTCTTCGTCTGATAATTTTTCGTCATCATCAGAATCGTCTTCTTCTTTATTGTCGTCTTGATCCTGATCTTCAGGGTCGTCATCGACATTTGAACCATTGTTTGCATCAGGAGGTGTAGAATTATTGTCTATTACATCAGTTGTATCAACTGTATCTAATAGAGAATTAATATCTACATCTTCTATTTTAGTGTCAAAATCCATATTTGTTTAAATATTAATATTTTTATTTTTTAGAATTATCTTTTGTTTTATTAGCAGATAATCTGGCTATTTCTCGTTTCATATTAGTGTCATACATTTTTGCTTTAACACTTTCTTTTTTAACGTTAATATCCTCTTTTCTAATATCGCTATCTTTACCGGCTATTTGTAATTTAGTATCGTTATCATTATCATTCTTGTATTTTTCCATCTCAATGCTCAATCTCTTTAATTCAAGCTCTGTTTCTGCTATTCTTTGATTAGCTTCAATCTGAGCCATGATACGCTGAGTCTCTTGTTCCTGAGCTTCTTGAGCCATTCTTCTTTGCATCTCTTCTGCAGCTTCCAATTTGTTAATCTTATCTGCTATACTATCTGAAAGAAGAACGTCAATATAAGTTGATATTGAACCACCGTTTTGGATAGATGCTTCTGCTAATTGTTCTATTCTTTGATTAATCTTTAATATCTTATTAGAATTAATTACTTGTATTCCATAATCGGCTTCAGCAAATTCGTCTCCATCTATTTCAAATAACTGAATTTCTCCATCATCTAAAATGTATTGAGCCATTATTTTATTGCCTTTAAAAGCTAATTTAGCTGTTTCTAGGAATCCTGTTAATACATCCTTTATACAAAGTTCATGCGTTGCATAATAAAGTTCTGTATTGAAAGAAGATTGAGATATTGCTCTTTCTACTCCCCCTACTGTTTCTCTACTATTAATTTGTCCCTCTCTTTGTTTAGTAATACCTGAAAGATCAGCTATTTCACTTTTAATATATTCTAATAAGTTTATACATTGTTGAATCATACCCCCAAGTTCCATGTCTATGACACGACCTGTTTCTAATTGACCAGCTAATGCTCCTGTGCGATCACCCTTTTTATTTTCATTAAATCCATTAGTGAACATAATGTTAGTGTCGTTGAGGTAATACATCCACTTATCAACAGTCCATGATTCAGGTTTTGTGTTGATATCTATTAATGCTACCTTACCAATATTTTTGGCAATTAATTTGTTTAGTCTATACCAAACAACATCATACATATATTGGAATGGTTTAAGCATTTCAACTAATGATACAGCTCTTGTGTTCTGTATATTATATACACGTCCAATAATACCTGGATGACAAATAGATGGATTGTTAATACTATTATATTGTACTGGTTTAGGTCTCATTCTAACGAATATATCATTCATTATTTTGGTGCCTTCCCACCATTCATTAACCCATAAAGATTCATAGGTTTCTCCAGCTTTTGTATCCGGTATGTATTCAGCGCTCATAATCTTATACTGAACATCACCATATTCATCGAAATATTTAACCTTTTTAACTTCTTTTAAAGAACGCCAAAAAGCCCTTAACACTCTTATGTTGCCATTAGCATCATAAGATGATATATAAGGACTTCCTACAAAATCTTGAGATCTCAATAGATAATCCATATCAGATTGAGTAATACTCATTACATTTGCGTATTCTTGGTCATATGATTGACCTCCTGCCGTTGCAGAAAAAGGCTGTGTTATTCTTTTAATTTCTTCTTCTGAAAGATCTTCATAATATGTATCTATAATTCTGCTAGGATTCCAATATTCATCTATACAAATTACATCAGAATCTTCTATTCTAGAAGACATTCCGCTTCTAAAAGTATATACATACAAAGGATTAATTATTTCTATTTTAGGTTCTCCATTATCAATGTCGAGATTATAAATCTCTTCACCCATAATTAAAGCATGTCTAAATCCTTCAGTAAATAAATTATTAAAATTGTATTTTTTAGAATAGTTATTAAGAATTCTATTAACTCTTATTTCTCTTCTATCTTGCCAAGAATAATTATATTTCTTTTGAATTTTTTCTAATCTTTCTCTTAATTGATTGTCTGGAATAGAACTATCCTGAACTAAATTTTGAAGTTCTTTATTTAATTCAGATTTCAATTCTTCTTCTTTTTGCGAAATAGCATCAGGACTAGTTACTATAGCCATATAGTCAGCTCGTCTTGCTATTTCTTCACCAATTAATGTATTAAGCTTAGAGTTTATTATAGGATGATGTTGTATTTTTTCAGGAATAAAATCTGCATCTAATTGATTAGGGTTAAGTGTTCCCATTAAATCTTCATAATCAAGCATATTGTTGATTAGATTTGTACAGATTAATTTCGTTCTAAAGAATGTTCTAGTGTCTCTAGAATTCCATCTATTCCTACTATCACACGCATTTACACACTGTATTCTCCATTCTTTATCCTTTTTACTAAAAGGAATGGCTTGTTCGGGTAAATTTACGTTAAACATCTAGTAATTTTATTTATTTTTTGCAAATATACAAAAAAAAATAATACAAGTCAAGTGTTTTGAAAAATTTTGTGGGGCTTTCTATAGTAGAATACCTAAAAACGTATTCCCATTGACTTGTATTTTCGATCATAATTTCTACTGAAGAACTCATCTTGCTCCACTGATTGTTTCGGTCTTTCCATATTATTTATTTGTTCATCTATAACCCTATGTCTATCTTCTACTAAAATCAATAACATAATTAATGCAAATATGCGGTCATAGTTACCATGTTTAGGATTATATTTAATAAGTTCTTCTAATAGTCCTTTAGACTTTATTTTAAATACATTAGATATATTTGCATCTTCTCCATAAGCTTCTTCTAGAAGCCAATTTAATATTAAGTTAATGCCATAATTAATTACAGCTGTTGTTGTGGTTGTTCCGTATTTTCTGTTTCCAGTTCTAATGATAGAGCTGCCCGCCTCGTCTTTTAATGATTTAGGTGTTTCAGCTAAAAGATATAATGACTTTACTTTTTCATAATAACTAAACAAACCTTTTTTATTTTGCTCGTAATTATTTACAGCATTATAATACATGGTCAATCTTCTAGTTATTTCATAAAAATCTTTCGTTAATCTTCTTCCAGTGTATTCCGCTACTATTCTTCTAGTCCAACTATCCATTATAAATATAGACCCTAAAGAAATAGTATCAACAACCTTATCGTCATCATAAGTATCGCAATTGTGGGTGGTTATATAATATGAAATAAAAGTATGTGTTTTACAATCAAAATTATATACATATCCAGTGTATTTGGACTTTGTAATCTTTTTGATTTTATTATAGATAAATCCATCTTTTATAAAACATTCAAAAGAAGTTGGACTTGGACGTTTATTATATTTATTAATGTTAACTTTAGACAATTTTAAATCATCTATCTCATCAAATAAACTTCTTAATTTTAATACATCAAAATGTCCCAATCTTAATTGATATGTTTCTTTTTGATTTACTTTTTTTTCTTGTATAAAACTTTCTTTTTTATTTCTTAATTTAGATAAATTAGATACAATATTTAATGAGAATAAAATATCTTGAATCGATTCTAGTAATTCTAAATTAACACTTACAAAAGAAGAGCTATATCTATTATTTTTTTCTATAATACATCCATCTGAATCTAAATAACCAAGAACCAATTGTTTTTTTAATTTATGTGGTGCGTATTTTATAAATTCATTAATTTTTTTTCCATAAGCATATTTGCCAAAATAATCATTTAAAAATTCAGATAACTTTTTATTTCCAAAAGATAATTCTATACAATTATTTCTAATTCTTTCATGTGTGTTTTTATTAAATAATCGTTGTATTATAGATTTAGCCTTATTAATATGCGTTATTTCTTTGGAATTAAATGAAAAATATATTGAATATTTACCTGTCCATCCATCTCCTAGCCACAATCCAATCAACCACCAAAAGTCTTTATCCTTTAATATTTTTTTATTAAAATTAAGATTTAAATAATCATTAGTTTCTTTTCTATAAATATTAGGTGATTTCGTCCATTGTCCTTCTTTAACTAAATCAGCTGTTTTGAAATCGAAATTAAATTCATATTGTCTTTGCCTATTTGATTTAGTATTATATTTTATTATTCTATCAGAAACATAAATAGGATGTTCTTTTGTAAATTTTGTTGTTCTAAAAATATTAGACACTTTAAATTCATAAACATCTTCTTGTTCTTTATAAAATTTTAAAAACTTATTTATGGAAACAAATTCTCCATCTTTATTTAATAAAAGATCATTATTATTTATATCTTCTACGTTTTTAAGGCCATGGTTAGTTAAAACTTTTTCTCCTGGAGTTAAGCACCCAGCATAATATCTATTCATAAATACATTACCCTCAGAATCTTTTTTAGGCTCTTCATATATTTCTACAGCACCATCTAAATCCATAGATTTAAGGGCTGGAAAATTACGAATAACTTTATTTGAGTCTACTGGATATGTAAACACACTTCCGTTTGAATCTATTCCTAATTCACATATTAATGTCTTGTCAGCTTCTTTATAAGATTGGGTTTGTATTTCTATTAACCTTTCTTTTAAATCATTAATAGGAAATATATTTGAATTATTAGATGAAAACATTTCAGATGGCTTAAGAGGATAGTTTGTAAGTTCACCGTCTATGGCTTTCATAGATTTTGCTTTACGTTTAATCTCTCTTCTTTTCATATAATGGTCTACAGCTTCTTTGATCTTTGTATTTCCATTTTCATCTTTATATGATCCATCCATATAATAAGCCGGAACAAACCATCCTATTTTCCCAGAATTTTCATAAATATCATCAAAAGCTAATAATGTATTAGCTTCTGGATCTCTAAATAGAATTTCAGATTCTACAATTTTATCCATATTACCACCAGTCCCTATATATACAGTTGTTCCAAATCTATTAGTACCATCAGTAACCATAGTGGCTTCATTAGACGCATGTACTTGTAATACATTTTCTAATAGACCAACCTCTTCAACAACTATAATATTAGGTCGTGTACCAGCTGCTGCTTCTGGGTTCGTTACGGTAAATGTAACGTGTTTTATATTAGACATAGAACCCTTTTTAACCCATTCTCCACTAATTTTTTTTAGATATTCATTTCTAAAAGCATTATTAATGTTATTAGATTTAAGAGTTCCCATATGTTCTTTATAAAAAGGATGTTTAGTATATCCACCTGGACCAGCTAAATTATTTAATGCCAATTCCGTTTTATCTAATATATCTTTAGATTTTGCAGTGTTGGCAGCTCCTACAAGTATTTCTACTACACTAGGATTCTCAATACTTTCTTTATTATATATTCGCGCTCCATCAAACAACCATTCATGTAATACTACTCCAACGCCTGTTAAATATGAATTGTGTGTTACGATGAAGTCTCCAGCTAAGAAACAATGTTTATCATCTTCTACTGATATACATTTCCCATATTGTATTCCAATTGGTTTAATGTCAACAATTGTAGTATAATCTATTTTACTTCTTTGATATTTAGAAATTCTAGATACTATTTTTTCGTTTTTTCTATCTAACTTAGAAATGTTTTCATCTGTATAAATATAAACATTATAGCAATCTTTACAATGTACGAAATTACCATCTTTATCTTTATATCCTACATTTTCTTTTTTAGATTTTCTACAGTTATATCCAAGACTTCTTGCTAAGAAACAAACATCATCAGCTAATTGCTCTGACGTTGTATTATAACTAGGGGTTCCTCTTGATTTGGTAACTGTGCCATCAGAATCTATTAATCCCTTTAAGAGTTCTAATCTTGTTTCTTTGTCATTAAAAAGATATTCTTTAGGAATGGATTTATTATAAGAATATTTACCATAAAGACCGTATTTAATTAAGATATCTTTTATGTTTTCAAATTCTAACGAAATGTGTTTCTCTTCTTTTAATTCAGAAATACTATAAGGAATATTAGATTTTAAAATTTCATAGTCTATTTTATTTATTGTAATTTGCATTTTGTTTTTCAAACATGAAGTACAACTACCATTTCCAATTATTATTCCAAGCGTATAAGGATCTAAATCGATATCTTGTTTAGGAAAATCAACACATCCATTGACTGGAATTCTATAAACATATTCTTTGCCAGACGGATTTCTGTCTGTTATTTCTCTTTCTCTGAAATAGTCTTTTAACATCTCTTTTGTAGATATTGTTATTAATCCGCGTTTTGTTCCATGTTTCATAACGGTCCACAAATGATCCTGTCCAGCAGTAATTGTTCTGCCGTCTTTAAGAGTTATTTCATAACAAATATCTTCACCAAGAAATGGTATTCCTGTTACTTTAGTTCTAGATCCATCCCATGCAAACACTTCATCTCCAACTGATATCTCATTCATTGTTTTGAATCCAGAAGGAGTTGGAATAACCTCATTTAATGTTATGAGTTTTCCACCACCTCTGGCTCCTAACAACATCATGTTTTTAGATTGATTTTCATATAAGGGTATTCCCATTGGCTTGTCAAATAGCTGTCTTAAATATTGTCTTGCTGGAATATATTTTTTCAAAGACCCATCTTTCTTATAAATAGATTCTACTTGTAAATCTGCATCATCTTCTAGTATTTCATTTTTTTCAAATTTATCTACAGCCTCTAAACAAGTATATTCGTCATCATCTGAAAATCCAGAAAAACCACGAGCTTCAATAAAATTATAAAAGTATGCCCATTCAAAATCTCTAAGGTATGGCCTAACAATTTTCTTAGGATCGGTTTTTTGAGACCCTTCAGGCTTATGTTTAATAACTCCAAAATTTACATAAAAATATAAATTAGGAGGCATAAACCTCCATTTTTTACCGCATTCTATTGGCTCTACTGGATTATTTACATCTATATGATACTCTGGATCATCTATACTCCAAAAGCCTTCTATACAGCGTTTTTTGTGCAATCTCCAGTAATTGATAAAAGCTTGTGATCTTGGATTATAATATGTATGTTTTCCAATAACAAAATTATTTCTATTTTTTATAATAGGGAACGTTGGGTCTCGAATATAAAAAGCGTCTAATTCATCAGTCATTATTTATAGATACTTTATTAGTTAAAACAGATCTAGCTACAGAAACTGAATTTTTAATGGCGTTTTCAATCACTTCAGCCGGATCTATAATTCCAAGTTCTAAGCAATTTCCTTGAATAATTTCTCCATTAACAATTTTATAGCTATATGTATTAGCTGTATTGTATGCATCTTTTTCAAATTCTAGATATTTATCTAATAGAAAATTAATTTTAAAATCATTTTGCATTAGAAGATGATATGGAGATTCAAAACATTCAATAAATACATTTTCATCTTTGTTATCATAATTCATTGATGCTCTGGTTAGAAAATAACCACCCCCAGGAACCACTCCTTTTCTAAAAGCTGCCTGGCATGCTTTAACCGCATCTTCAACTCTATCTTCTATTTCTTTTTGTTCAACATTGGAATTTGCTCCTATACGTATAGTTGCCGATCCGCCTTGTAGTTGATATATTCTAGATTTAACCTTTTCTTTATCATATTTGCTAATAGATTTGTCTTGCAGTCTTTTATTCAGTTCTTGAACACGATCTTTTGTATTCATGTTGTCTTTAATAAATGTCGTATATTGACATCTTGCACATACAGCATCTACAGAACCTATAAAATAACCATCTTCTTTTTCAGCGTCTATAACTGATAATAGGTCTTGCATGTCGTCTTCGTTATTATTAATAGGAGTCTGAACTACAAGACACTCTAATAGATTATTCATGTTGTTATTAGAGATATCTGCTATTGTTTGTGGATTCATATAACTACACATGAATACCACTGGAGTTTTAGGATTAGTATATTGCTCTAATATTTCTGCTATATCTCTAATACTATTTACTTCTTTAGGATAAACAATGACATCAGGTTCTCTCAAATAGCATTCTTCATGAGATGGATTATTAATAAATAAAGGAGATGCATATCCTCTATTTATAGTATATCCATTGGAATATTCTACAGAAAGTCCTTTTTCATCAATCTTTTCTAAACGTATGTCAACGTTCTTTCCTTTATTTTTAAATATAGAATAAAGAAGATTTGCTATTTCTTCATCTCCATTAGAAGCAATTAAAGCAACATCTCTAATATTTTCAATGTCTATATCAATTTTATTTTTAGATAAATATTCTAATAAATATTTTTCTATTTCATTTAATTGGTTTAATAAATATTTCTTGTCATATTGAACTAAACTTTCTTGTATTTTATTTACTAAAGATTGTATTAATATAGATGATGTTGTAGTATTATGGGTTAATACAAAATTATCAGTATAATATAAATGATCTTCATTACTAACTTTAATACAAACCATTTTTTCTTTTATATTAAGTTTTTCAATATTTGTTATTGGAAGACCGTGTTTATATCCCTTTGTTTGGTATATTCTAAAAATTGCAGTTGAAGAATATGAATTTCCATTTCTATTGTGAATTCCGTGCCAAGCGTTGTATCCAAGACTATAAATAAGACTTAAAAAATCATGATACATTTTTTCACTAATAGTTGAAAATTCAAATAACCCTTTTTTATTTATATACCCATCCGTATCTAACAATCCATTTAATAAATCAATTCTATCATTATAATCTGAAAATAAATATTTTTCAGGAATATATTTATCTTTTGATTTAAGGCCAAATATACCTGCCTTTTTTAAAAATGGAATTATAGATTTACTTATTTTTATTCTAAAACATTTTCTTTTAGGATCTTCTAATAAATTAAATTTCACATCATCTGGGAAAATTAGTTTTTTAATAATATGTTTTTTATTATATCCGATACATATTTCAACCCCAGAATCTGTTAAAGATCCGTCTCCAAGAAGAATACCAATAAGATATGGGTTTAACGGAAGCACTTGTTTAGTAAATTCAGGAATAGATGTTGGTACATAATATTTATGAGCTCCATTATATTTTGTTGTAATTCCATCTTCTAAAATTTTATTTACAGTATATTGTTTCTTATCTTTGTTGTATATCTTTTTAAGAGTCCATACATGATCGCCTGAACACAAAACTTTTCTGTCTTTTCCAATTGTTATTTGATATACATCTTTTTCTCCTTTATCAAAAATACCAAGTACTGTTTGTATAGACTTATTTGTACCACAAACTTTATCTCCAATTTTTAAATCACCAATTTTTACCCATCCATTTGGTGTTAATACTTTACTATATATCGGTTGTGGTCCATCGCCCACTTCACTATTAGACTTTTCAGCAACTTCTTTTACAAGCATAGCTCCAATATTCTCAAATGGATCTTCTAAATTAATAAATCTAGCTACTGTTACACCGTCTTTAGTGTTTATTAATCTATTTCTATCTTTTATAAATACAGTGTTTCCATTTGGACCAAAAGTTGATTTAACAGCATCAACTGTTTTATTAATTCCTTTAATTATTGATTCTAAACCCTCGTTATATTTAATATCACTCATATTTTGTTTTATTTTATATTTTAAATAGCTCCTGAATCAGATAATGATTCTTCTCCGCCTCCTTTTAATCTACCATCTTCTTTTTCTGAATCTACTATATCTTTTAAAGATCGTAATTCATTTAATATTTTAGGAGTATTCATCATTAATTTATCTAATGTCTCTATAGTATCTAATTTAACATCATATTCATCAATGAATTTCGTTCTTTTATAAAATGAATCTTTTAAGATTCTGTATGCTCTTTCTGAATCAGTTTCACATAAATCCTGATACTTTTTGATAGCGTCGTCAAGACCTTCAAAAGAAAATTCTTTTCCGTTATCTTTGGCATCTTCTATTATAAGAGTTTTACGTTCTTCAAAAGGTATATTAGAATATGGATTAGATCCGCTATCGTCAACTAGAATAGCTATGTTCCAAAGAATATCTGAATATTCTTTTTTGTGCTTTTTCTTTATTTCTCTAAATTCATTTATGAATTCAAAAGAAGGATTGACTTTAAAGAAATCTTTTCCATAATCAAATTTAGTTATTATTTTTCCCATAACAAAAAAGCCAGATTTCTCTGGCTTCTATTTATTTTATTTCTTTTTAAAATATCCACGCAGATTGACAAAACGGACTTCTCCGTAAACTTCTCCACCTAGATTAATTCCTGGAATATTAAGACTTTCTTTAATAACTGTCTTTCCATCTTTATCTTCTTCTGGATAACGACGCACTAAAGATTCAATATCCAATAGAACAATGTCTCCAACTTCAATTTCATCATTCTGTTGTACCGCTACAACAGTTTGATAATCTAGTATAGAGGCTTGTTTAGAACCTGAAAGCAACGAACTGTCACTGTTTAGTGTAATAAGCAATCTGCCATTTACTGGTTTATATTCTTTTAGATCGAATCCTTCGATTCCCTTATTTTTTTCTTTTCTATTTGCCATAATACAGCTTTATTTAATCCGAATTTACCAAATCTATTCATTAATACTTGAAACCGCCTTTCATCTGCAGTTTCGTGAGTTACATCATATTTAGATGCAAATTTATAAAACTCTCTTAACATCAAGAAGGGAGAATCACATATGTTTTTTATCTCTCTTTTTGACCTCCCATACTTTTTTGCTAACTCTTCATATATCCTATCAAATCTATTCGCAGATACCATCAATATCTATTTTAAACCCATTTTCTAATTTATAGTCAGAAACTAGTTTATTACCATTTAGTGTACCTTTATTTCTTAGAGATACTAATATATTTCCTAGTTGTTTTGCCGTTAAATTAAATTGATCTCTAATAAACAATTTTGTTTCTTTAGTCAATTCTTCTTTATCTCTAGAATATATAATAGCTAATATCTCTATTTCTTTATCACTTAGATTAAAATAGGGGTTCATAACTTTGAAAAAATTTTCTTGCATATTATCCCTATTTACTTTTACTGTTATTTTAATCAGTTTTACATTTCTCTTATTGTCCATTCTTTATCCTGGAACATCTGTTTTAGAAATTCAATTGTTGTTTGTATATATTTTATTTCATTTCCTTTATCTGGCTCATGATACATGATATAATTATTACCAGTACTTACAACACAATCATCAGGAGCAAAATAAGCATATGTATCTGTATAAAATACATCTGTGTTCGTTCCTTCAATTCTCATAACTCTGCCATGAACAGTCATTTGTTCGATAGCTCCTACAAAATCATACTTCATCTAAAAATGCTTTAATTTTCCACAAATCCTTTTCTTCTTCTAATTCTATATCAGACAATAAAGAAACTGTAGCTTCATCATTTATTTCTTTAAATATATTAATACAGTATTTAATTTCTGTGCATATTTCTTCTATAGTGTCTCTAACTTTCCTAAGCATTGTAGGAAAATCATCAGAGTTAACTATATACGTCATTTTCGGCTCTTCGTCGTAAATGAATGGAATATCAAATCTTTTCCAGTCTATAGATAGCAATCTTTCTGCTATTGTATCAAATGTATCTCCTAATCTCTCATATAAATCATCAGTCCATTTGACGTGTATTGAAAAGAAGTGACTTCCTTTAGTCTTTAAATGTAATGATTTAACATTATTTTGATAAATCACATACATTTGTATTAGTTTATTAAACTCGCTTATACAATTGTCGTTCATATATATCCAATTATTCCTTGTTCTGTTGCAGTAATACAATCTCTATTCTGTTTTTTTAGAAATAATCTTAAGAATGGAAATTGCTTTTTTATTTTTTTGAAGACTCTTGGCTTTACCATTTCATCTCCATTCATAACTTTAATTAATTTTCCTTTGTAATTAAATGTTAATTCCATATTAATTCAATATAATTCTACCCTCTAACATATAATCATTAGTAAGAGATATAATATCATAATCTACACAAGCTTTGGTATTGCCAAAATTAGAATGAACCCATTTAGACGAGCCAAAGAAAGATCCTACGCTCTTATATCTAAATTGTTTACCATATGTAGTAGCACTGTTATGAAGATCACCTTTTACAAAATGAATTCTATTACCTTTCCCAATATATTCATCTGAAATTGAATCATCATAACGCTTGGTGTTAATATATTCATTAATAAAGTTCTCTGTCTTAGAATCTAAAACTAAAGGCATATTACGCTTCATATCTCCCTCATCTTTGCCGTGGCATAGAATATATGTATGTACACCAATATTATATGACCCTATAAATTTATCAAATACTTTTGCATGTACATTTTCAAATTTGGAATTTAATATTGTGCAAAGAGCAAAATTAGCCGCATAACCAAAATCACCATCATGATTAGAGGATCCAACTGCTTTATACATAATAGAATCAGCGAGATCTAAACTATTAATAGAACTAACAAGATATGTTATGGCTTCTATGAAGTATCTCATCTGCTCTTTATTAGTTAAATTCTGAGGTAACTGATGCCCTCCTCTACATGTTTGGCCATTCATTCCATCTAGCGAATCTCCTAGATTATTAATAATAATACAACTAAATTTGCCATAAATAGCAACTTCTCTTCGTATCATATCAATAATCTTATTCATTCTAGAAATAACAACATCTATGTTATAAGTGTTGTCATATATGCTTTCTAAAGGAACATCTGCACCAATATGCATATCCGCTAAATGAATAACCAATGCTCTTGCTTTAGAATATGATAATTCAGTTACTGGAATATTATCTTTAACAATCTTTTCTTTTACTAGATATTCTTTTACGATATCTTGCATTCCTTCTTTTAAATTGCGAAGATCCTCATTCTCTTTTACAAGATTAACAAATTCCCTTTCTAAAACTTTGCATTGATCTTTATAATACTTTTCTCTAATTAGAGACTCTTTATCACTATAAACATTATCAACAATTTCATCAACTTCTTTCTCCTCCATGATATGCGGAGGAACAGGTATTGATTGTTTTGTAATTCCAAGGATCCTAATTATATTATTAACTTCTTCTAAAGTTAATGTTGTAAAATATGGTACTATATTCTTTTTAGAAATACCAGCTCCATAATCAGAATATAATTTATAAATCCTTTCTATTTCATCTCTAGATAGTAGCTTCTCTTCATTTTTTAAAATGAATTTATAGAACATTATTCTACTATCATCTTTAGATCTTATTAGATATAGTTTATTAATATTATTATCTTTAGAATTTATATTTCTAATTTTAGATTTATATTCATTATATAGTTCAGAGAATTTTCTAAATCTCTCTTGAGAAATAACTCCTTTCTTAATTAGAGAAACTCCCCTTCGATAATGATCTCTAACAAAATCTTTGTTGTTAATATTTAATTCTTTTAAAACTTGTTGTATTGACTTATTATCATTCAATGCTGATTGAACAATCTTAATGCAATACTCGTTTTTTTCTTCTATTTTATTCATTTAATAAAAAATTAATTTAGTATCATTATTCTAATAATATTTTGACCTTTCTTTTCTTCCATGTCCTCTGTTTGCTCCTTTATATGTTGAAGTTAAAGAATGACAATTTGGACATAAAAGAATTAAATTACTTTCTAAATTATTGGCGTAATTCCCATCAATATGTTCTATTTCTAATGGAATTGTTTTTGCAAATGGATTTATCTCTCCCCATCCGCATTTAGAACATTTATTATTATATTTTTTAAACAAATACTTTTTTATGTGTCTTGAAATTCCATATTTACCAACAATGCCATTATTCAATCCTTTTTTCCATTTTGTAATGAATTCGTTATATAGATATTCTTGTTGACATTTTTGGTTGCAAAATTTATGATTAGCATTAGTTAATCCTTTGTTACAATTTAAACAATTAGCAAGTACTTCATGCTCTTTAGTTTTTTCTTCAAATCTACGATAAGCACTTCTAATTGCTTCTTTGCTAACGCTATATTTCTCTCCTATTTGTTCCCAGTTAAGACTATTACCTCTTAACTGTTTAAGTTCTTCATAATTATATTTTAATTTACGCATAGAGCATCTACCCAGGCTCGAACTGGGAAATCATGATTACAAATCATGTGTTTTACCATTAAAACTATAGATGCACATTTTAATATAGATGTTAATTATCTATATTAAAATAATTGTTTCATAAATGAAAATTATATTGCTTTGAAAATGATAATACAAAGATACGAATAAAATTTCATTTATGCAAGTTTTTTAATGATTTTAACATTAATTTAACTTATTTCTTTTTCTTTTTCATCTTTCCTCCACACTTCATTTGGTTTTGTTTTGGAATTTTAATCTCCTTTGCCTTACGAGGATTTTTTGCTACTTGCTTCTTCATATTCTTTATATTTTTTAGTTAGTTCTTTTAATTTATTTATTATATATTTAGCACCTAATTTATTAGCCCATTTTTCAGGATATACGTCGTAATAATCATGTCCGTGTTTTCTGCAATTGCAAAACATATTATGAATCAAACTTGGTAATCCAACTACAATTAAATATAATGGCCCTAACATCTCTGATTGCAAATGATGTCCATATTCATGAAGAATCGTTTCATATGTGTTTTGTCTTTCATTAACTATGATATAATTGCCTAATGATATACCACTTCTAAATTTCTTAGAAACAGTTATATTGACATTATCCCATTGCCACCAATTGTGTTTTAATGTACTAGGATAAAATATTTTTAAAATTAATCCTAATATATTCTGTGGCAATTGCCATAAATACATAATACTATTTTTTATTGTTTTCATTAGTTATTATTTTATTTGTGGTAAAAATATTTCTTCATAAATTATTTGTATTGATAATATTATTGTTAACTATAAATTTATAAAACGGCTTTGTTTTTGAGCATACAAGATATGCTTTTCTTCTATAATTTGATATTCAGATTTATTATAGTATTAAGTTTTAAATTTTTATAATGTTCTAAAAACAAATCTAGTAAACCAGCTTCTATTCTTTCAGTAGCTCCAATATATTTATCCTTTATAACTGGAATAGTCTCAACTAAACCAGCAACCATAGCTGTTTTCTGTTGTTTTTAATACTTTATTCTTAGCGTTATTATATTGTATCTTTAATGTTCTCTTTAATAAACTTTTGTTATTCATTTTAATGATTTCTTAGCTATTTCTTTTAAAGCCATTAAAATTAAACTAAATTTAGAAGGAATTTTTGTTTTTGTCGTGTCGATTTTGTTTTCGTTTTTAGTATTTTTTGATTCAGTTGTAATCTTATTTGGCCATTGTTTTTGATTATAAGAAATGTTATGAATTTTAAAAAATTCATCTATTTTACTTATTCTTTGATCTCTTATCCTATCAGGATAATATTCTTGCATTTTTCTTATAGCTAAACTATCATTTTTATTTATATTTTCCTTTATGTCAGAATCTTCAAATTCATTGTTTGCAACATTAGCACTTCCTCTTACCCATATATGCTGGGGTAAAAATACACTCATGGCATAGCCCCTATTTGTTGTATCTCCATTATCAATACTTGACATTCTTCTTTCACGAGATTTTAATATTTCTTCAAATTTTTTATTTCTTATATCTCTTTCTTCTTCTTCAGTTATATATCCGGGATTTCTAGAATGATACAATTTATACAATTCAGGATTTCTGTGTCTAGCTAAATCTAATCCTATTCCTATTTGATTAATATCATACTTAGCCCTGTTCGTTGGAGGCCTCCATATTCTTTTCTTCTTGTCAAATCCAATACTATCGGGATTTTCTAAATAACGAATAAGCTCCATTCTTATATCGTTGTCATAATTCTTTTTTGCCATATGATAAAAATATATAAAAAGAAAAGCTCCCTATTTTATATAGAAAGCTTACACGTTCACAAAAGGGTCTAGTTATGGCAACTATATCAATTTTATACTCAATATTCTATAACACAACTTTCATTCTATTCAAGTTGCTATAGAATACTTCGAAAATAGATATAATATGCCCCTGCAAAGTCATTTTTGATCCTTAATAAAATCTTAATGACTAAGCAAGGATATTATTACTAATTCCCCTATTTATCCAATAATTTCCTCTACACAGTATATTTATTACACTAATAAATAGAACTATTTTCTTTTTATTAGAAGAAAATAATTGAGTTTTTTAAACTCTTATAATAAAGCCCTAATATCTACGTATCCTGCGCCGCAAAGCGTCGTAGCAAGTAAAGTATTATATATTGGATGTTTTTAGTAGTATCGGGGACAATTCAGCCTCTATTTCTAGAACTACTAGATCCTTTCTAGTATAACCTATAACCCGACTTCTGACCTGCTAGAATGTGCTAAATTCAAGGAGTTACCCTCATCACAGGTGATATCCTAATATTATTGATTTACATATCCTATCTACAGATATCTAAAACCAATAATTCATTATTAGAATCTACTTATGCAAAGATACGAAATTTTTTTGACTTTGTCAAGTTTTTTAAGTTAAAATTTAAAAAAAAGTTGGTCTTACTATAGTAAAATACCAAAATTTACTATTTTTATAATAGTGAAATAAGTTATATTTTTAATACTAGGCGAATTTTTTTTTATTTTTTTTATTTTTTTTATTTTTTTTTGAAATTTTATTTTTTAGTTCTAAATGAAGATTTTTTTATTTTTTTTAGTTCTAGACGTGGTGGTCTATAAGGATAATCAACACCTTCAGGTACCTTGGGGTTGATACCCGGCCTTAAACTGACAGCATTAAAGAAATCCGGATTCGTTTTTTGAATGCTTCCCTTCTTCCCTCAACCTATATCTTTAGAGAGTAAAAGCCTTCGGCTTTTGTACTCTCAGACGTCAAAATCACACAGTACGTTTAACTTAAAATCACACAACGCAATGTATTACGAACTTTTAATCACTACGCGCAAAAGCATAAATTCTGAAAAAAAACACGAAAACATTCAGTTTCCTTCGCTACGTTCAGCATTAGAGCGCGCAATGTTTGAAACGAAAACTAGAATGAACACATTCTTTTGGATAACGGTAATTGAAGTTGATCCGGAAGAACCTGAACACGAAAGGAAATGCTACTTTGCAAGTAATTCCTAATAACAAACAGCCCTCTTCGGAGGGCTTTTAAACTAAACTAGAGATGAATAATACTATAAAAATATCGATAGGGATTATTTGCTTTGTATTGTCATTAATCTCTATAATGACTATTAGTAATGATTTGTTAGCATATATATCAACTTCATTACTATTAGCAATAAGCATCTCATTATTTGGTGATGCTACAGACAAAAGATAACGTTGTGTGAAGAAGAACTACTGAAATCATGCTATCTCAACCATAGTTATGAAAGTAGGTAGTTCTTTTATAAAGAAAGAAAAAGAAAGTAACATAAAGAAAAAGAAAGAAATAGTATTTTATTACTATTTATATTATTAAACTAAATGATTTAATAGAATAGATATATAAGATAGCGGCTTCGCCGGCTATCTATTTAATCATCTTTAATAAATCACATATGCTAGTATATTAATTGTATATTAGCTCCCATACCTCTCCCGTCTCCTCTCCCTCATCAATCTATCGATTGACGATGAAGAAGAGAAGCCTTTATTTTTGATATTTGTTGAGGTTATAATTCCCTTTATACCCTTAACCTATATCTCTTGTCTGTTAACCTCATTTAATCATTAATATTTTATAACCATGAGCAAACATGTTGTTGTACTCGACAGAGTAACTAACACGCCTAAGATGATCTTCTTGGGCTTCAAAGAGACCACTCAAAAAGACAGTTTAGTCTCTAATTTCTTCTCCCAGATGTTTAGCACTCGCTATGCGTCTGTTGGAGACATGCGTCAGGTCATGAGTGACCGTGTAAAAAAAGCGCAGGACAAGTATGGATTCGAGATAGATGCCAAAACTGGTAAAGTCTCTTATCCTGATGGCGTAAAACATGTTACCATTCAGGATATTCTTCCTGAATTTGATAACATTGAGCCTGCAGTAGTGTACAAGTACATTTCTGCTCAGGCATACGAAGACTTGTCTGAAGTGGAACGTCGTGCTTATCAGCCTGCAATTGTTCCGCGTACCAACTTCTACCAGACCAATCCTGAAACAGGTGAGGTCATGCGTGATGAAAATGGTCGTGCAATTGTAGAAAGCACTGGTCCTGCTTACTTCACCGATTCTCTCGGTGATATTCTCTTCAGAACTTCTGCTATTCGTGATGCAAGCGAACTGCTGAAAGAACAGAAGATGGTAAGCAAGCCGCTTGACCAGGATGCTTTTGACATGCTTGAAGACTGCCCAGCAGCCATTGAAGCAATCAATGCCCGTTTGCAGGTAGCTACTGAACAAGAGGCTACTGCTGACGAATTGGCTGTGTAGTTGTAGTGACCTGATAATAGGCTGGTAGTTGAAATATACTACCAGTCTTTTATTATTTAATTGTAATTAATTAATACTATCGTTTTGCACAACACTTACACTAACAACAATAATAACGACAGAAATAATAACATCATTTCTATTGTTATGTTGATACTTTTTCTTGTTGTTATCGCTTTAAATCATTGATTTAGAGCGCTCAGAGAGGCGGTTATAACCCCCATTTTCTTTTCGTCATATCACCACGACATCGGCTACACTACGCACAATAGTATAGTTATATAAAAGAATATCAAAAATGCAAGAACAAGAACCAAAGAGAAATACATGTGGAATTATATGGTATTGCATAGTAATAATCTGGTTTTTATCAGGTTTAATATGGACATGTACTAATAGGACCTTTGTATGGTAAAATCATGAAAAAGACAACGAAATCGACAAAATCAAGACCACGTTACACTGAAAAAGACATTCAGATGTTGTACACCATCAAGCAGGTACTCAGATTAGTACATGATGGGTTCAAGCAAAAAGACATAATATCCATGAAGATAGCATCTGCGAGCGTTGTAAGCAGAGATAAGAGTTGATATATCTTATAAAAAAACTAGATATATAGACGAAGGCATATCTGAAGATTATGGTTGTTAAAAAATAAAGAAATGAATAAAAAAAAGAGCAAATTTCCTAAGAAA